ATTACCATTGCTCTTGGTGCTCTAAATGTAACCTTTGCAGTTCCGCTTGTTAATGCAGTTGTTTCATCACTACACGCTAATTGTATTTCTCTTGAAATCACTAATGGTGTGCTGCCTAATAGTGTGTTTCCTTCAATTGTCTTTATATTTGTGCCACTTACTAATGTAGCTTGTTTGCCATTAAACGCACTCCAATCAGCAGATGACAATGCGCCTCTGTTAGATGCTGAAGCAGTAGGTAAATTTAATGTATGTGTAGTACCTGTTGAAGAAACAGCGAAATCAGTTCCACTTGTTCCTGCTACTATTGTTTGAGCTGCACCTGTCAAAGAATTAATTGCAGTAATTCCTGTGCCTGCCATTATACCACTTTGTTGTGTTACAGTTAGAATAGTTGATGGTATTATTGGATGAGCAAATGGAGAACTTTGTGCTGCCTCATATAACAATCTAACATGAGTATCTGGCGTACTCCACATTAATTGATAATAATCTCCAGCAGCGACATCTATTACATAATTCCAAGTGGCAATTATTGCTGATGCAGCTGCTCCTCCAGCTAATACTATTTTGCCGCCACTTCCCACAACATCTGTTCCATTTTTTCTTAGCCAAATATCAACTACATCTGTACCACTATTTGTTCGGTCAAATTGCGCTGAAAATTGTATGTTGTAAATGCCAGTATTAGCAATTGTAATTCTTGTTAAATTACTTCCATCACTTACCATTGTTACTGCATTACTCAAATCTGTTGTGCCAAACTTCATTGCGTAAGGAGTATTGATGGCAGCAGCAGTTTGGATGGTATTATCTTGGAATGCTCCATAATAACCTAATGGTGTAGGTGTGGCTGTGTTATTTAAAGTGCCTGCACCTGTTAAGGTTAATCCGCTGCCAATGGTGATTTCTTCCATCACACCTGTAGAAGCGGAATACCTACCGACAAGCTTATTAGTTGCCATAGAAGTAGTAATAGTTCCACTTGTAGTTATTGTTCCACCGCTAATTAAACCACTTGTTGCTATGCTTGTAACTGTTCCACCTGTAATATCACTCATCATTGCAAAGGTTTCTGTGCCTGCTGCCTTGTTAGGCAATTCAAAAAACACATTTGCGGCTAATGTAGTTCCCTTTATTGTGCCAGCGCCAAATGTTGGATTTTGAATTGTGATAGAATCTGGATAAACACTTAATGAATTTCCAGAACTATCCTCCATAAATATATTTGAATTTACAACTTGAACATAGTTGCCTACTCCATCATCAACTTTTATTCCATTCGTAGTTGTAAATCCTACATCCGTTACTTGTTGGAGGTCGGGTGTAGCACCACCACCACCAATGTAGCTTACTGCCAATGTGGTTAAATTAGTTACTACTATCCTATCATTTGCAATGTCAAAATAACGATGATAATTTGCTCCTCCACTTTGAAAAATAGTTGATGCGTAGGCTTTATTATAAAGAAATGCGTATGTAACTGGGGTGCTATAATCAGCACCAGACATACCTGCATCAATGGTTACGTTTTGTAAGAAATCTCCAAAAGTAAATCCTGTTGCATATTGACCAAATGTATTATTTATACAACCTATCCCTAAAGTTATTTGATGCGACCTTTGTTCAAATGTATTTAAAATGCAATTATCTCCTAATATATTGTCAGTTGATATAGTATTAAATATGTTGTTAGTACAACCTGCCCCCAATGTGTTTGTGCTTGCATCTTGTTCAAATGTATTTTGTGAGCAACCATCTCCAAGTGCATTTGATATTGAACCTTGACCGAATACGTTATTTCTGCAATCAATGCTCAATACATTGTAACAAGAATTTTGATGGAAAAAATTGTGATTGCAACTATTTCCCAAAGTATTAGTTATTGCCCTCTGACCAAATGTGTTGTAGTAGCAAATATCGCCAAGTACATTTTCACTTGCTTTTGCATTAAATATATTGCCCTCGCAAGTTGCACCAAGTATATTTTCACTTGCATATTGTTTAAATGTATTGCTTTGGCAGGCATCACCAAGTTCATTGACCTGTGTGTATTGTTCAAATATATTGCTTCCACTTGTCCCAAGTAGTATTGTATCAGTAGGGAAAGTTCCATTCCAAGTGTTATTATTTACATCGTATATTGTACCATTTGAAATGGTATCAATCTGCAAATCATAATACACTTGACCACTATAAACATCATCAACAATCGTTGCAGTTTTGCTCAGTTGATTTACAGCCTCTGCCTTGCACATTAACTTGTAAGGTGTAGCATCGGTAATGATGTAAATTGTTGTTAGGCTTAATGTTCCTGCTGTTTCTAATGCTTGTAATGCTGCAACTGTTATCTCTAATACACCTGCTGTAAGTCCTACCTCAACCCAAATGCCATTTGCAGCATCAGTACAAACGTAAGTAGTGCTGTCATCTAATGTCCATAATGAGCCATCTTGATAGCCTAATGATGCATCATCACTTGTTGTTGGGGCTACATTAAAGTTATATAACGATTGTCTGATAGTGTTACCAGAGCTGCCCATAATATATCTGCGACCTGCCTCCCACTTACTTTCAAAGCCTACTCCACATATTTCAGCAATTCCTTTTGTCCCTCCTAATCCAGCATCAATAGTTCCCTCTCTTAATCTTGAAGTGTTGGCAAATAGCAAGCCTTGTGTAGCATCAAACTCAATATCATTTGCGCCAGATGTGTTGCCTAATATTAATGTCTGTGCTAAGTCTTGTGAACCGCCTGTAATGTCTGCAAGTGTAGCAAATACATTCGTTACGTTTGGAGCGTTAGCACCCTGTATAGCCGCTAATTCATCTGATGTAAGCGGAGAGTTAACAACAGGGTTTTCAGGGTCTGCATTATTTACTAAGTTTCCCGTTACAGACTGAACGCCACCTAATGGTGCTGTTGCTATTAAAGGACTTGCAGGCGTACCGTCACCTGTTATAGTTGACCCGTCAACAGATATTCTTACAATAGGATTTTGAGGGTCTGTATTATTTGTATTTAGACCTCTTACAGTCTCTACATAATTAAGAATATTAGTATTAGCTGTTGGAGGAGGATTGCCGTAGTTGTAGTTTGTGCCTACGCAGTCTAAGCCTATAGCCTGCTCCCCTATCTGTTGGATGATATTCCAAACATCTGTGCTGTCTATACAGCCATCAACAACTAATTGCTCAGAATCTGTTAGAAAGTCTATCCAATTGCCAAGCTGAATTAATGACTGAGACTGCTCTGCTGTTGCCTCCTCGCCCTGCTGCCACCTCTCTAAAATATCAGAAGCAAGCAAGTGTCTTATGTTTCTCGCTTGAGCTATGGCATTGATTATGTCGTTATGGAATACAACCATTTTTTTATACGTTTAAATAAGTTAGTCAGTCAGCACCCACAGCCACAACTTGAACAAACAGCATTTATCTTTTTGATAAACCCGTTACTCACGCTGTAAGCCGAATAATTAAACTCATCAATAGCAGTCTCTAACCAAGAGTTTAGCTCCTCTGCTCTGCCCGTTAAAGTCCTACAAGTAGCACTCCTTGCCTGTGTTTTTCTTACACAGCATCTTGCATTTGTTACTACAAGAGCATAGGTGGTGCATTGGAAGGTAGCGTCAACTACAAAAGTATTGCTGATTTGCCAATTTCCATCAGAGAAACTTACACCAGCATCTAAGTCATTAGAATTAAGAATCAACTGAGTGTCTGTATCATTGGCAGGGAAGCCCGTAAAAACGTACTCCTCGCCTGTAAGTGAATTTATAATAGTGCCTGTCTGCCCTGTGTAAGTCCCAACAGGAAGTGTAGCATAGCTTAAAACAATTTGATTCGTTGTCCCAGCAACAAGAGATGCACTCAATCCAGAGCAAACAGTAACGCCCTCTAAAAGAGTTCTAATGATTACTATCTGTTCGTTAGTGGCTTCATACTCTCCACCAGCAAACAGGCTCAACATTAAAGCGTATGCAGCATTTATCTCCTCCAGCAAGGATACCTGAGCTGGGTCATTTGGGTTGTAATTATTTTGAAATATCTCTACCTGAGATTGTATGGATGTAACTACAAGTAAGTAAGCCGTTCCCTCGTTCAATAGTGCAGGGTAGTTTCCTTCATCATCAAAGGTACAAAGAACGCTCACATAGTCTGTATATACTCCATCGGGGTATACTATAGTTTGTGTAGTGTTGTTGTTTTGACTTACAGCCGAATTAGGAGCAAAAGCCCAAGTATAAGGGTACTCCTCTGATAGTAATGTATTTGTAATTACATTGTAATAACCAAAGGCAGTAGGAAATACCGCTGTTGTGTCTGCTAATTCTGTGTTTATTGTTACACTTGCAGGCAATGTAGCTACTGGGGTTAATGCTCCTCCAGCAGTTACTCCTGCTAATAAATTTGTCAGATAGGTTATCCAAATATTTGCATTGGTGTAATCCTCTGTATCAAAGTAATCTTGAATATCTTGTCTTATTACTACTGCCGCATTGTAAGTTGCAATCTCCCTGCCTGTTGTTTGTGGCATTAAAGGAATACCTGCATCAATAGCTGTAGTGTTAAGCATATAAGCTTCTGAACTATAATCTACAGATATACCGTCAGCAAAACTACCATAATACCTATACACACCATCATTATAAACACTCCCAAAGCCTGCTGTTGTAGATAACAAACTAACAGTATAAGGAGGTGAGCCTATTTGATTAATATTAGGAAACAAAGTTGACGAAAAGTCATAGTTTGTTGCTGGTAATGTATTGTATAGTACCGCAGATAACTCTATTTGGTCTGGTGGAAATGGAGAAATACTTGCTACCGCAAAGTTTATTTCCGTTGCCCCTGCATTAAGCGTTAGTGTAGTAGTGTAAGTTGCCATTCTTTATTTTTTGTTACAAATTTATGTTTTAATGTATTTCTTGCGTGTTTTTTAAAAAACTATTTTAATGTTAATTTACTCCTCAGGTGGCGGTGGCAAAATAGAGTTAACCTTATCGTTAAATCTTTCTGTATCTTTATCTGCATCAATAGAACCTTTTCTGTAAAATTGATACATAGTATCTTTTAATTTGTAGTAATAGTCTTTTAATTTAGACAAATACTCATCTCTTTCGTACTTATTTGCATCAAGTTTATTTACAAGTTCAGTTCTTTTATACCCCTCTATTGCATTTGACATATCATTTAACAACTCGTTTGTGTACTCGTCTTTGGTGTATGCCTTTTTAGTCTTTTTGTTAATTTCCAACCCTCCATCTGCGTCTAAAGGAACAGTAACTTCATTTCTTTTGCTATATGCAAACTCAATGCCTTTGCCAATTAGCTTTCTTGTATTGTCTGTGAAATCATCGTACTGCTCATTAGATGGAGAAACAAATGATTCTGATTTTATTGTAGCTAATTGCGTGCTTTTTCTGCCTACTAAACTTTCTTTGTAGCCTACGCTCTCTACCCACTTTTCTATTTTGGGCTTGTTATCCCTTGAAAACATTGCAATAAAGCCTTGAACTCCCTCTCTATTTACCTCTGTTGCTTCCAATGGTCTACCCATATAATTAGGTCTTTTATTATCATAAGTCAAACCTGCTAATCCCATTTGCTTTTGAACTTTCTCTGACAATGTTTTTGCTTCTTGGTAAGACTTATCTCCTGACAAATATCTTGCTCCTTGTAAACTTTGATTAACAAAACCACTCCACAGCATATAACTACCTACGTATGAAATTATATTATTTTCAAGAACATTAAAAAACTTTTCTGTTCCCCCTGTGTAAAGGGCGTACATAAGACTTTGCCTTTCACTCTTTCCCATTAAGGATGGATTTTGCATTAAACTAAGAACAACCTTATTTCCAGCCTCCGCTATCTTGTCCATTCTTTTGCTTGCTGCGCTATTATAAACTTTTTTAGGGTCGTCTTTTTTTGTTAAAGCCTCATAAATATTAGCATCTATCCCCATAGCTATACCTAAACCTGCAAGTCGCATCAATGGTATTTTATATCCAAAAATAGTTAATGTGTTTTCTGCCTCAGAACGCTCTTGGGCAGTTGTGTTTCCGCCTAAGTCATCCTTGCCTACTTTCATACCCTTTATACTCAATCTTTCTTTCTTTTCTTCTTCTGATTCATCATCATCACCCATATTAGCTATCGCAGCGCCCAATCCATACATTAAAATATTTATAGCTATTGCATTTGCCGCAAGGCTTTTTGCCTTTTCTTGAACTCTTATTTTGTGCATCTTTTCCTCAACCGTTGTTTCTGGCATCCTTGTTGCACCAATAGCTTTTATAATAGACTTTGACAGTCCGTATATCAATTCTAATTCAAGTCCTTTCTCATAAACATTTGCTACACCTCTGACAAATGGATACTCAATTTTTGTGTATGCCTCTCCTATTTTATTTGCAATAAGTTTTGCTGTTTCTTCATTATAGCTTCCCTTTTTGGTTGATAAAAATATAATTCCGTTTACTATTTTATCAATAGCAAACTTAGGAACACCCAATGATTTTTGCAAAAGCATCCCAGACAATGTGGCTATCCCAAGATTATCCTTCAATTCAGACTTAAAAGTATTTTCATCTGCCTCCATATTTGCTAACTCCCTCACAATTGGAGGTACTTGGCTTTCTCTTAATATTTCATAAGTTCTTCTTTTTACATTAGCAGGTGTTGGCTTTTTGCCAGACTTTATTACATCTTGTAATGCTTGTGCATAAAATTCATCAAACTTTGTCTTTTTTAGTGCTTCATTAACAAGAATATCTATTTCCGCTTGTGTGGCATTTGGATTTTGCTTTTTAAACATTGCATCAAATTCTCCTTTGTCGTAGCTTACAGAAAGAGCTTTCTTAACCATTGCATCTATTTCAGATTTAGTAGCGGTAGGATTTTCTATTTTAAAATATTTTGCCAAATAAAAAGGGTCATAAGCATCTGTAAACATTTGTTGAAATGTTGCATCGGTTGCATCCAAAACTCTACTTACATACTTACCAGAACTTATATACTTATTTTTTTTACCATATTCCAATGGTCTAAAATAAGGCATTCCTGTATTATTTACTTCAACACTTGTTTTAGATGATTGATTTATTCCTCCACTAAAGAAAATATCATTAAAGTTTCCTTTATTTATACCTTTTATACTTTGAGGGATAAAAGAAAAATTTAATCTTGCCGCCATACCTGTTGCTACTACACCTCCTTGACCTGTATTGCCAATTAAATTCGTTAATGCTGTTATAGGTCTTCCCAATAACCCTGCAAACCTTATTGCCGATGCTGTGTCCATAAAAGATAAAGGTTGCTTAGACGCTATAAAGGCTGTCATTTCTTCTATGGCTTGATTCTTTAAGTTTCCATCTGCTGAATTTTCAACATTTTCAGCTAATTGTCTTGCTGTTTTCCAGTCGGCTGCGCTCATCATTTGCAACCCCTTGGCAACTGCCAACTCATTTAGTATATCCTCATTGCCATCTTTTAATATACCTAATCTATTTTCTACAAGTATCTTTCCAATCTTTCCTTGTACTGCTGCTGTTTTCTTTTTAGTTGACTTTTTATCGCTTAACTCTTTTTCTACATACTTATCAGCTATTTTCTTCCTTTGCTTGTCTATCTCTTGGTCATACTTTCTAACAATAGCATCTAAAACATTTTCTACTTGGGCGTTATCGTAATCTTGTAATTGATTTTTAACCAACTTTTGAATACTTTCTCTCATTACATCGACATCGCCATTTGCTCCTTCAATTATTTGCTTCCAGTTAACTAACTTGCCATTTCCGTAACCGCTTTGAATTAATTTTTCTCTTATTACTTTGAAGATTTTATTTTCAGAAAGTAAATTATCATAAATAAAGTTAGTATAGCCATCAAGATATTCAGTTAAATTATCCTTTTCTGCTTGGCTCAAATCATTGTCAGCTTTTATTTTAGCTTTTACCTGAGTTACTGCATCATTCCACATATTAGCATCCGCACCACCATTATTGATAGCATCTAACGCAAACTTAATAGCTTCAACCTCGCTTTGTTTAGCTGTTTGTACTTTGCCTTTTTCACCCTTTTTAGTTACGTCTGCTGTCTTTTCTTTTAAGGCTTTAAGTATTTCATCTAAATAAGTTTTTTGTTTGGCTATTGAGCCATTCATAGCTTTCTTAGCATCTTTAATAACAAAGTCAGCCAACTCTTCTGAATGTTCTTTCTTTTCTCCCTTTTTAGCCTTAGCCGCAATTTTAGCTTCTGCCTCTGCTTTCTTTCTTTCTAACTCCTCAATCTTTGCTTTATTTGCTACTTCTAATCCCTCTAAGTCTGCTCTTAACTGCTCGTTGCTGCTTAACCCATCTGCAAATGCTAAGTCTTTTGTGATTAACAAATCTCTTGTTTGAACGTATAGACTCTCTAATTCCTTTGGGTCTATTTTCTTGCCTAAGTATCTACCAAATGCTTTTGCAAACTCAGATATGTTAGTAGGCTTCTTCTCCATAATTCCATAAGCCAACTTTTGAGGAGCTGTCATACTTTCCATATCTTGAAATAATCCTCCTGCAAGTATGTCTTTAGCAAAATTAGCTAAGTCACTTTCCTTAAACTCTCTGGTTGCCTTTACTCCTTTGTAAGCAGTTTTGCTTGGCTTAGGCTCTCTCGGCTTCCTTGCTTTTAAAGCATCTATTTCAGCTTGATACTGTGCAATTGCCTCTTTATACTGACCTTCGGTTTCTTCACGACCTAATGTTTGCTCAAAGAAATAATCAACTTGCTTGTAAGCATCTTTTAAATCAGCCTTTAAATCTCTTATACTTTCTTTTAACGCTTCGTGTGCTGGCTTAACATACTTGTTTGTTTGTCTTTTAGCCCAAACTAATCTACCCTCCGTTGTTAATGAACCTAAAAGCTTATAAGCGTTAATCGCTCTACCAAAACTTGTCCCTTGATTGATATATTGCTCTGCTACATCAACTGCATTGTTTAAGGCTTCTTTTCTTATTTGTTCTGTTGCCCCGAACTTAGCTAACTTGTTATACATTCCTATTAAAGACTGTTGTATAGCAACTTTTTCAGTATAGCCATCAAACTCTCCTTTGTCTAACAATGATTTTATTTTTTCTAATCCTGCCATTTCTCCGTACTCGCCAATGTAGTAGTCTATAACTTCATTTGTGCTTAATCCTACTTGTTTTAATGTTTCTGGAGTGTACTCTGACATTTTCGCTACCTTTTCCTTTACCTCATCTGAGATAGTTGGATTGGCAAGTATGTTTTCTGCACCTTGTCTTAACTCTCCCTTTGTGCCAATAGTTTGTAACACTTTTCTCATTCCCTCAATATCGTTTTCTATTGCAGGAAACATCTCTTTTAATACGTCTGTTACATTGTATCTTTTAGCTTTTTTGTTTGCTATTAGTTCTGATGCAGCATCCCAAATATCTTGTGCAAATTCAGATTGACCTAATCCTTTTTCTTTTAACTTATCGGCTAACGACTTTAACCCTCCTGCTTTTTTATTACTCTCTAAAGCGGCTGAGTTTAAGTTATTTATTGCCTCTACATTTTCTTCTCGTATCTTTTCTGCTTCGTTGAAGTTTTCTTCGCCAAATACTTTTCTGAATACTTTTTTCATTGGTTCGCTTGGTGCTATCAATGTTTTATTCATAATGTCATAAAGCTCGGCTAAGTGCTGTCTAAACGCTTCAAATATCTTAGCCATTTTAGACTGCTGAGGTGTTTCTCTCTTAACGTCTGTTTCAGTAGCAAAGTATTGTTCCGCTTGCGTTGCAAACCACTCGTGTACACTTGTTCCTTTGTCTGTCTTGTTGTTCTCTACATCAAAGTCCCTTAATGTTTTTATAACATCTTCTACCTTTTCTTTGCTTTTGGTATCTTTGATATACTCCTCTGCAATAGTTCTTAGGTCTGCTTCGCTTTCCTTATTTGTTGCGCTTGCCTCAATTATTCTGTCTAAGTAGTCGTGTCCTAACATCTCATGTACTGCTGTGGTGCTATCAGCTTTTTCGTACATATTTATTATACGCTTCATTTTAGCAGCGTCTTTTGTCCAGCTGCCTTTGCGGTCTTGATACATCTTTGCTTTGTCAGTATCGCCAAATTGTTTTTTAAGTTTTTTACTTTCTTGATATATCTCTCTAAATTCAGGGTCAGACATATTTGTTTTTCCCTTGTAAGAAGAAATCATATTTACACCTCCAAAAGTCCCTCCATCGGAATGATACGCCACGCCATCTTTATATCCCCAATTTCTTTGCGCTGTAAAATCATTCCAAAGAACTTCATAACTTGTAACGTCTTGTAGCCCATATTTAGCAAGAACATCTTGCAACTTGCTTACTTTATTGTCAAAATCTTTTTGGCTAAACTGTTGCAATTCTTTAAGCATTTGACCTGCTGTTGATGTGCCTATTTCATTTCCATCTACATCAAATGTTTGTACAACATCAGATGTTTTTATTCTTGGAGTGTTTTCGGCAACAACATAATTTAACCCTCTTTCAAAAACTTTGGGAACAATTCCTAAATAAAAATCTCCTTCGTAAATATTCTGATTTAACCCTCTTGCTGTTTTAGCAACTTTTAATACCTTGCCATCTCCTAAGTCATAAACATCTCTATCGCTTCCGCTTCCAATCTTTTTTAAGTTAGAAAAGTCAAATCTTTCTCTTGCTACCTTGTCAGTATCGTAATTAAATCCTATTGGTTTTCCATCTCTTGTTTGAAATCCACTATTTTTTTCTGACTCTTGGAACAATTGCTTATTTTTAACTAACCTGTCCTCTACAAACTTAACTGCCGCTTTTGCATCTGCAACTGAATAAAATTCACCGATTATACCTCCATCTGCGTATAGTAGGTATGTTTTCTTTTTATCCCTTATAAGTCCTTCTGCTATTCTTAAATCAACTCCATTAATTGTTTTACTTGCTATCGGCTCGTTATAATTGAACATTTTTGTTCTTATATCGTCTTTTTCTCTCCTTAGTGATTGACCAACATTATCTGCATAGTTAGACTCTATCTCTTCTGTAAGTGATTTTACTTGTTCTGCATTTAAAAATCCTTTGCCTTTACCGCCTAATGAAACATTGTTTTCTTTTGATTGCTCAATAATTTGATTTAAACCGCCACCCTCTTGTTTCGCAATTTTTTCTGCAATTAAACTTTCTACTGACTCAACAAGGGCAGGATTGCTACCATCAATTTTAGCTTTGTGATATGCCTCTGCTATCAGTTGCTCTTGTGGCTTATTGCTAATTTTTAAAAATGTATCTACTAACTCAGTTCTTGTTAAATTTTCTTTTGATTTAATATAGTCAATTCCTTTACTTGCTAATAAATCTCCAAAGTTTTTATCTTCTAATAGTGCGTGTATTCTTATTAATTCACCCTTTCCTAAAGTCTCACTTGTTTTAGATAAAGCATCTCTAATTTCTTGTTGCGTTACGCCAAACATATCAGCTAATTTATCTGATATTTTTGCATACTCTGTAACATTGTAAGGAAAATCTAAAACATTACCTAACACAGTTTGCTCTATAACTTCTGCATCTAACTTTGCTTTTCCTTTAACAGAATTAGCGAATATTTCAGCAAACTTTTTTGAAGGCGTAAACCATCTGCCTGTCATACCTTTTTGCTGACCTCTAAACGCCTTTATGCCACCTGATACATTTTCAATGTTTGCTCCCTTTAATTCTTTGGCGGTTTCCTCAACGCTTGATAAAGCATTTTTATTTCTTTCAGATTGGCTTAATCCACTATCGTCTTCATTAACTCCAAACCAATACTGCTTGTAGTAGTCCTCCTTGCTAATGCCTAAAATCTTACTCATAAAGGCTGCCTTAGCTTCAAATAACCTTGCTGCCCATATACTTCGTTGTGGAGTAAATCCAAACTTATTTCTGTAAGTCTTTGCTACATCGCTTGCGTTTCTTGGCTCAGTTTGTTTTTCGGTTGGCTTGGCTGGCTTTGGCTGCTCGGTTTTTGGCGTTTCTTGTTTTGCTTCGTCTCCTCCGACCACTTCAACATTTCCGCTTGGTCTTTTTTGCTCATTAGCGGCATAGAGTTCTTCAAGATTTGCAATGACTTTCCTTTCATTTTCGTTTAAATTAGATTGTTTTAAATTATCAATTACTTGCTGTTTGGTAAGCACTTCATCCCCTCCAAACAAATTAGATTCTTCGTCAATTTCCATTGACTTATTATATGCAACAATAAACTTTTTAAATTTATCAGCTCCATTGTTTATCATTCTATTTATTACCACTACGTCTGGGTCTACAACATCGAACATACCTATCTGCCCTAAATGTGTCCAAAATTCCTCTTGTGACCCCATTGATGCTATTTTAGATTGTAACAATACAGCATCGTTTATATTTTGCTCTAAGCTATTATCACCTAACTTATAATTAGCACTCAGTACTGGCAAAGAGTTAATAATTTTATTCCTAAATGCCTTTACACTATTTGTTGCTTCTAATGTTTTTGGATTTAATATAGTTGCAATTAAAATATCATTTACAATATCCTTTCCTTCTGGGGTAAACTCTCCTTTGTCGGTTAAATACTTTGGTGTTTCTTGCTTTAGTATTATATTGTTGGTAACCAATAAATTAAATAACTCTTTTCTGTCTTGCCTATTTTCAAATAAATCTGACATTGTTTCGTGCCTTCCTACAATATCAAGTATTTTACCTTTTAACGCTTTGTCGGCTTTTATTATTGAACTTCTTTTTATTGCTTTGTCTGTAGGGCTTTCTTCTTTTTGATATTTACCATTGTAATCGTCAAAGGTTTTTACTGAATAGTCCTTTACATTCTTGTCAATCTTTACAAGTACTGGGTTTTTCATATTTGCAATTTCTTTCGGGTCTATTCCGAATTTTACTGCCCTTTTTAATAGGTCTGCCTTGTATGCTGCATACTTTTCAGGTGCTATCTTTTGAGATAGCTTTATTGCCATAGTTCTTCCATTTCCACTAATTACAATACCGTCTGTTGATATTATAGGAACACCGCCATCTGTTGTAGCTGTATCAGAAATAACTATTGATGATTTTAGATTTCTTGCATCATCATTAACTTTTAACTGAGCTGAATTATCTCCTTTGTAATTTCTTGAATTAGCGTTTCTGCCATCTGCTGTTTTTGGAAACCCCTCTGTATCGCTAAATGCTACCTCATTGTGTGATGCTAATATATCATCGCTTTCAACAACAATATATTCTGCCTCTCTCGTTTCCCCATCTGGCATTTCAATGGTTGTTTCCTCCCCTTGTATCTTTTTTGCTGATTTAAACTTGGGGTTATAGCCACCTACCTTGCCATTGCCTTTAACTTCTCCTGCTTGAGTTGGTGCTACTACTTCTTCTTCGCTTTTGGATTCATTCTTAGCTACTACCTCCTCAACTTTAGGTGTAACTTGTTTACCAGTTACCGCTCCCTTTTGATTTAGTGTTATTACTTTAGACTCAATAAGTCTGTCTAACTCTCCCTTGTGCAATAGATTAATCCACTCCTTGTAAGGGTGTTCCTTGCCTTTATATGTTACAACACACGGTTTTGCCATTTCTTAGAATAGTTTTTTCTCTAACAACAATAAATTAGTTTTACTCGCATCTACTCCCTCCAACATATTTAACTTGTCACTATACTCAGTCACCGCCTTTAGCTGAATAGCCAACATCTCTTGCAGTAAGGCAAAGGTACACAAATCTAAGCTAAACATCTTCTTAGCCATGTCCTCGTATTTCTCATATAGGCTATACTCTGCCTTGTAAGCCTCTTCAATGGTTTGAACTAAACTGCCATACTCCACTCTTGGCGCAGGTATTTCAGGTATATCAACTACTACGTTCCAGTCTACCAAGTACTTCTGTAGCTTGTTAGAGTGCGTCAACTCATCGGCTGACTCTGACGCATAAAAACTTGATGCCTTCTCAAATCCTACACCTTGCGCCCAATTACTCATTCCCTTGTACATAAATGAAGCATCGTACTCACTCGCTATAAGTTCAAGTATTATATCTACTACCTTCTGGTCTAATGTTTTTGGTGTCATGGACAGTTTCCTTTTTTGGTTATTAATTGTTGTTCTTCTAATTGTCTATTTATATCTTTTATGTTGTCAAAGATAAGTTTTATTTTTGGGTCACTTGATATTAATTCTTTCATTTTTCTGTTAGCATCTCTCCTTGATGATGGGGAATTGCTCTTGTTGTCAACTGTCTCAAATTGCTCAAATATTTCGTCTATCTTAGATGAAGGTGTTTGTTTTGTTTTTGTTTTAGTTTGTTCTTTAGATAGTAGGGATTCTACTGCTTTTACCAATTCGGGATTTAAATTATTTATTTTTGCTTTTACATATTCTATTGCTATCTTATTTTTTTTAATGACATTTGTTTTATCTCCTGTTAATTCTGCCAAAGCTAATTTATCCGCATTTGGCATATTCTCTAAAACAGGTTCTAAGACAGGAAAAATTACTTCTGCCCCTTTCATTAACTTCTGTTGGTCTGAAAGATTTTTATCATTAACAACATCATCCAACGCTTTAGCTGTACTCTCTACATCTCTTAATGCAGGGTTATCTACTACACCACTACCTACTTCCTTATCCTTTAAAGCAGCTGTTTCTGCATTAGGTATTGCAGCATTAAGCTCTTTTTGCTCTTCTGCTCTTAACCTTTCAACTTCTGCTGCTCTGTCGGCTTCTACAGTAGGGGCAACCTCAGCCTTGCTTTTTGCAACAGATGGATTTTTTAATTCATTTACTACCGCATCTTTTAATGCTGCAAAGTCTGACTGCTGCACTTTTCCTAATTTCAAATCTTCGTTGCCCTTGGCTTTTATTTTTGCTACTTCCGCATCAACTATTTCTTTTATTGATTTAGTGTTTACATTAGTCCCCTCTGGCACTATTACTGATACTTGTAGATTACCTCGTCTATTAAAGTCGTCTATTGCGTCTACTTTAATATGTACTATTTGATTTCCCTTATTGTCTTTTTGTACTGATACTCCATTCTCATCAAATTTTAACCCCCTTGCATCTGTTACTCTACCATCTGCCTTAGAGTCATAATTAGAACTTTCAAATGTTTCAAGCCCTTGTCTTGTTCCTTGTATTACTACCTTTGGATTTTCAATAGGGGCAAACTGAGCCGCCCCATCTGTTCCTAATACTTGCTTTTCTTTGAGGTCGACTTGCTGCCCTCCATCTTCTCCTTCGCTTTGTAGGATTTTGGTGACATTTTCTTCTCCATCTTTTCCTCTTTTTTGCTCTCCATCTTCATCATTTTTTTCATTTGTTTTTGTTTTTATTGTTTCCCCTGCTATGGCTTCGGGTGTTGCCTTGTTTGATAAGTCAATTAATTCTTGGTCGGTTGTTGATATAGGCTTTATTGTTTCGTTTTCTTTAAAATTTCGGTATATATTTTTAAAATTACCCTTAGCTTCTTGTTCAAGAGTTGATACAATATCACTTGGCGTTGAATCATTATACTCAGCCATTGCAAATGAGTAATTATCTCTACCGCCTGCTTCTCCATTTCTCTCAATTGGTCTTTTAAATAAGCCTACTATTATATATTTTTTGCCATCTTTAGTAATTACTTTTGCAAAAGATTTTTCTTGCCTAATTTCATCCATAGTGTTGTAATCACTTCTTGGGTCAAAAGAATCTCTTGATACAGGCTGAAAGCCACTATTCAATCCACTAAGAATTATATTTGGTTTAATTATTTCATTTGTTGTTGTTTTAGGGGTTAATAATTCTTCTACTGCTTTTACTAATTCGGGATTATCATTGTTTTTTATGGCATCGTGGTACGCATCAGCAATAGATTCATTCCCAAATCTTCCTTTATTTCTATCCCCAAAATATTTTGATGGAGTAATTGCCAAAATAGCATCATTAGCATCCCTGTTATTTTTAGTTATTTCATCCAATGCTTTAGTCGTACTCTCTACATCTCTTAATGCTTCTACACCTTGTCCATCACCTACTGCCTTTTCTTGGGGTAGGGTGGGTTGATTTTTAAACTTTACATCATAGTTACCAACTGTTCCATCTTTAAAATAAATTCTTACTGTTCCAACTGCTTGTTCTTCCGAGTTTTTTCCTCTTGTTTCCAATAATTGCACCTTAGAAATATCTGCCAAATCAAGTTCGACAAAGCCAGAAGATTCTAAATCTATTATATTCTTATCTATTTCTTTGGCTTGTGGCAAGTCTTTATTTGCCCTATTGGTAGTATATTTTTGAACCACATTCAAATCCACGTTCCCCTCTACTGCCTTTTCTTGGGGTAGGTTGGGTTGTTCTACTGCTTTTAATTCTTCTTCTTCAAATCTTTTTTCAATATCTTTTAAAACATCTTCTCTTGTACCTCCAACGTGGGATATTCCAGTTTCAAATCCAGTTTCACTAAATATAGTAGCCTCCCACCTATTTCCATTTTGTTTTATGCTTTTTAAAGCATCTTGTTTTCTCCTTTCTATATCAGCTTTTTTAGCATCTATTTCTTCTTTAGTCTTTGGTACTTGCTCTCCTTCTGCTGTTGGAGTAACTTGCTCATCTGCCTTTGGCTGCATATTAGCCTGCTCTGCCTCAAACTCTTCCTTAGTTAAGTTAACTACTCCCTTGCCGTCATTTCTGTTTATTGTTCCGTAGTTAGAAGGGGTTGATGAAGTGTTCTTTTTTAAGGTGTCCTCTGCTGATTGCCTTTGCTCGGTTTTGTAGTTTTCAAGCATTGTAATATCCTCGTCTAACTGCTCCATAAAAGCATCTATTTGAGGTGTTGCCAATGGTCTTGTTTTAGAGCCTTTCATTGCCTTTAACTCCTTATACTTTCCGTACAAGTAATCGCTTGCCTCTTGAACTGAATTAATATCTGTTGGTAAATTACCTTCAATTCTGTCAAAAGTGCTTACAATGTTTTTAGGTAAATCCTCAAATATATTAAACTCTACACCTAACTCTTTTCTTTTTTCTTGAACTCTTGAAACTATGTTGTCTATTGACTTATCTAAAAATACTTTCTTTTCCGCTTCTAACTCTTTAATTTGTTGCTCAACTAATGCCTTGCTGTCTTTATCATCAATAGCACCTAACGAATTTTCAAGTGTTTCAATTTTTGCTTGAATGTTTGTTACTGCTTCGTACTCGTCCTTATTTAATGTTTCCCTTAATTGCTTATCATCTTCCTCTGTCAATAAAGATATTCTTTCAGCCTCAGCATCAGCCTTAGATTGAATTATATCCTTTGCATCGGCACTTACTAATGGATTTGTTAATGTTTTATTCAGATTATTTAAGGTTTCTTGCGCCTTCTTTATCTCGTTCTTCTTGTCATTATTAACCGCTGTGTACGCTTGCTTTGGTTGCATTAATCCCATTCCACCTCCCATTGCTGCTCCTACATAGAAAGCATCTGGAACACCTTGAAATAAATGCTTTTTAGATAGCATTGATAAAGCATCTTGCTTCTCCTCATCACTCATATCGCTGCTGGCAATATCATTGTACTTTTTCTTATACTCAGTATCTACTCCGCTAATCATATTAACGTAGTTTTGAGTAAATGCTGTTTCAGCCTCTGACACGCCTTCCATTACAGCAGATGTTGCAGGGAACATTTTCTTAGCTACCTTCCCATATACTTGCTGCCAAATAGTTTTTGCTGTTTCCTCAGCTGCTTTTACGCCTTCTTTTTTAAATAGCCTTGCTCCATGCTTTACTATTTCCAATGTTCCTGTGGCTTCAAATATACCCTCAAGAGTTCCGTTTACCCAAGAATTTATATAGTTGGTATTGTCATCTATGCCCTTCTTTTTATTTTCCTCAAATGTTTGACTTCCAAATACTGCTGCACCTCCCAATGTTACTCCTAATGCTCCTGCTCCCATCCCTCCACTTAAAGCTATTGCCGCTGTGGTTGGGGCTGACTCCATTATTGATTCACTTATCAAATTAAACGCTTTGGCATATTCGCCATTTTCAAATAAGTTTTGAATGCTGTAGTCCGCTTGCTCCTTTTTCTTTTCTATTACCTTGCTATAAGCATCTGCATTGTCTTCAAAGTATTTTGCTGCCTGTTGTAAGTACCCATCTGTTTGCGGATTTGCATATATTGGAACGCCTGTTTCTTTAGCTATCTTGTTTTGAAGTGCTATCATTGTATTGTAAACAAACGATGGCGCACGCAAAACCCCTGCTGTTAAAGTATTTAGTCCAGAATTAAGTGCCTGCCATTGGTTTGTTGTATATTGTTGATTTTCAGATATCCCTATCATATCAGAATCAAGGGTTTTCTTTCTGTCGTCAAGATACTCTAACTTTATAGCTTGCTTTCTTAATTCTCTTGCCTGTTTGTCATAGTTGTTAATTATTGGCTTCGCTGATTCAATTAATCTATTTGCAGTATCAATATCTCCTTCTGCTTTAGCTTTTTCTACTTGCTGCTTTATTGTATTTAGTTCACTCTCGTACTGAGTTAAAATAACCTTTTTTGAATCAAATATTTTTGATTGACCTTTGTATAAATTATCAACTGACGATGCTCTCATTTCAAGGTTTTTTACTTCCTGAAATGCTTGGTCAGCTGTTAATGGAACTGGAGCAATAGGGTTTTCGGCAACATTTCTTTTTAACTCGTTAATGTCAAATATTACCGTGCCTAACTTTGTTTTTTTAGGCTCTTGACGAATTGGCTTGCCATCCTCAAATAATTTTATATCCGATGGCGCTTCTTGAATAGGCATCGGCTTTCCCTTTGCCACAGGAACTTGTACTTTTGGCTCTGCTGGTTTTAATGGATTAGCTTCTGTTGTCCACGAACCCAATTCTGAACCGCCCGATGGCAATGTAGGCGTTGAAGGTGTTGTTCTCGCACCACTCTCTCCACCTGTCTTTGAGGGTGCGTTGGACTTTGGGCTGCCGTACTTCTTTTTAAAGTCTGACGCATACGCCATTATAGCATCATTGTCTGCGCCCCCTTCGGACATTGCTCTTAGATTTTGGTCTAATTGAGATTTTCTTTGCTCGTCTAATATTGTTTCTTCTGTTGGCATAGTTTATTTAAATGTTGGATTACCGTCTGCATCTAATCCTGCGTATTTTTTACCTTTTATATCTCCTTTCTTTGGCGCTGCTGCCTTTTCAGGCTTATGTGCGCCAATTGTTTTGTCGTACAAATCCTTTCCTAAATTTGTTTTTAAGTTCTCAATTTCTTGGTCTGAAGAAATTATTACAGTTTTCTTAATGCCTGTGCCTTTAATAAGATTATTATATTTGTCATACCTTGCAGGAATTGTTATATCTACATACTCTGGCTTGCCTGTTTTCTTGTTTACATTTACACCCTCTATTTGAACATCTGTCTTTCCTGCAATGTTAAACTTCTTTGGATTTTCTCCTGCTGCTGCTGTTTGGATTGAATGATAGTAGTAGTCGCCTATAACTTTATCCGTTTTTTTACCATCCTTTACTTCGTATAGAGGATTTTCTACCGCATCACCAATGTTCCATATTTTATTATTTCCACCTCCGCCAACAGTTATATTAAAACCTCCCCCACCGCTTCTTGGAGCTTTAGTTACATCTCTGTCGTTCTTAATTCTATCTGCCTCTGCTGACCTTGCATTTTGCATAAAGTCCTCGTAGGCAACTTTTGCAACTGATTCCTGAACGAAATCCTTTAGCTTTTCTCCGCTAAGACCTGCCTCAGTTCCTTTGTCCATTGCCTCGTACTCCAACGCTCTTTGATATTGTTTGTGGCTCTTGTCCCCAAAGTTACCATCTCCAATCATTGAACTTGCAAACTTTCTTGCATCTAAGTCTGCGCCCTTTTCATCAAACTCATAAATTATTTCTCCTGTTGTTGGAGTTATTTTATCCGTTTTCTTTGTATAGCTGGCAAATTTATGGTTGTCACCAAAGTACCCTTTTGATGCTAATACAATGTTAGGTCGCTTTAATGTTGTTAATTCATTCTCTAAGGCGTTTATGTTAGTCATCTTCCTTTCGCTGATAGGACGGTCTAAATAAGGAGTGCCTTGAAAACTTGTAGTTGTTTCGGTGGCTTTCATTCCTCTGCTACCATTGTCAACTGATTCAGTCTTTGTTATTGTGGTTGGCTTTCCGTCATTGCCTATTATTTGCCTTTCTGTTGTTTTGTCTGTAGATGTTTCTGCTGATGGCATTTTACCTGCTCTGTCTGCTTCACTTGCTGCCATAAAATCATCATTAGGCATCTCCGCTGTTGTAGTTGGGTCTGTATGACCCTTCATCAAAAGGTTGTTAAATCTTTCTGTGTCGTGTGTTTCTTGCTTTGCTGCTACAGATTGTATTGCCTCCCAGTCCCTTTCCATAACGTACTTGTTGTCCTGTGCTCCTTTAATATAATCTCTTTGTATTTTTTCAAGCTGAGAACGAGTTATTTTTGGGTCAGCTGCCGCAATCATTATAGCATTGTAACCCTTTTGTTTGAATTGCAAGTCCTTTTCTCTGTCATTAGGGTGAACATTGACTAATGGAGTAAAGTCAGTAGACGCAGCAATAGCATCCTTTAGCTTTTGCTCTTGGTCTGCCTTCTTTGCTGCTTCTTTTCTCTTTTCTTCTTTTTGTGCTTGCAGGGCATCGCCTGTCTTAGAAATGATGCCAGCAAGTCCCCCAAAAACATCTACGTTCTCCCTCTGTTCACCTATTGCACTCGCTAATCTTATTGCCATGGGTTAAGTTTTTTCATTGTTAAATTAAGCATATCGTAATCTACTTTGTAGTATCCGCCTTCTTCTATTACTGCGCTTGGATTTGTTTTTAAAACCTCTTGCGCCATAACTCCACTATACTTAACATTTGGCTCGCTTATATACTCAAACTCGTATATTTTATGTCCATTTTCAGTATGCGAATATACAATATTTTTCTTTAATCTAATATCACTCGCTATTATCGCTGCACCGCCAAGTGATGCTGCTGCATTTAAAGCCGCTGCCCTTCTTGCATCTCGTTGAGCATACCAGTCTGACTCTGCTTGCCCTATGGCTTGTTCTGCCATAATGTTCTTGTTGAAGTTTTGGGTAAATACATCTTGTGATACTTTTGATGCGCTACCTAATTGGTCTAAATACTGTAATGTTTGTTGTTGCTTTTGCATTTTTACCGCTTGGTCTTGGGCAGCTAATCCTGTCTCAAATTTATTGGCATTGGAGTTCATATTGGCATTTATGTATTTTGCCAATGCGTTGCCGCCTGCATTTTGAGCGTTCTGAACTCCTAAGTTAGTACTTTCTGCAAATCCTTGTCTTGCTGCTGCGGTTTGTTCGGGCGAAAATCCAAATTCAGATTCTCTTTTTGATTTTTGGTAATCAGCAAGGCTTTTTGAGTAGTAGTCTTGATTTTCCTTTGTTACCGTTGCTGTATTATAGGGGCTATTTTCTAACTCCGATGCTTGTGAATTTATTTCTGCGAGTCTTTCTCTATTGCTCATTCCTGCCATATCTGTCGTTTTTTATATAAAGATTTATACTATTACTGTTCCGTAATCAGAATAACTGCCATACGTTGTGTCTTCAGGAGAACCTATTAAACTTGTATCAGTACCTGCCGAACTTGCTGCTGCTTTTATTGCTGCGCTTCCAAGTGAGCCTGCTGCGTTTAAATAAGATGCTCTTCTTCTATCTCTTTGAGCATACCAGTCCGACTCTGCCTTTCCTATAGCTTGCTCTGCCATAATGTTCTTGTTGAAGTTTTGGGTTGCTACATCTTGTGAAATAGATGATGCCTGCCCTACTTGATTTAAGTATTGTATTAATTGCTGTTGCTTTTGCATCTTTACTGCTTGGTCTTCCGAAGCCAGTCCTGTTTCAAACTTGTTAGCATTGGAGTTCATGTTAGCGTTGATGTACTTTGATAATGTATTCCCACCTGCATTTTGAGCATTTTGAACTCCCAAGTTGGTGCTTTCTGCAAATCCTTGTCTTGCTGCTGCGGTTTGTTCGGGCGAAAATCCAAATTCAGATTCTCTTTTTGATTTTGCATAGTCAGCCATTGTCTTTGCATAGTAGTCTTGATTTTCTTTAGATACCTTTGCTGTGTTATAAGGACTGTTTTCTAACTCTGATGCTTGTGCGTTTATGCTTGCAAGTCTTTGCTTGTTGCTTAATGCCATATTATTTAGTTTTTTGTGATTCTAAAGCATCTATTGATGTGTCTAATATTCTATTTTGTTTTCCCCACCTCCAAATACTTTTAAACTTCATCCAAATTCCCTCTACGTTGTTTAGTCCTACTTCGTTGTCGTTGGGCGTGTTTGTTGCGTCTTGCTTTATCTGAACCTCGCTGCGACCATTGTAAAACTCCTCCTCTGACTTGTTGGTGAAGCTACTTGTTGTTGGTGTTCCTAAGCTGTCATAGCCCGACTTGTACTCTGTCCTCTTTAAAATGTCGTCTGCCTGTACTGACTTGTGTCCAAAGTGGAAATATCTTCCCTCTGGGTTGTTGCATAGTCCCTCAATGTAAGGGTCTTGGCTATTAACTACTGAATAAGAAAAATTATTTATTATGGTTTGTGGCAAAATATCGTCTGAGTCTACATTAGCCATTTGCAGAAAGTCTGCTCCAGAAGTGTCTACAATTTCATAGTTTTTTCCTTGAATTGTTACAATGTACTTTTCTCTCTCATTAACAATAAAAGGATTTGGAAATGTCGAAGTAATACCAACTCCATATATTATATAGTTAGCAGTAGAAACAAAAGCAGTTGTTGTTGTTTTTGTTTCTACTGCATAATACAAAGCCTCGTTTAAAGGGGAGTTATGCTCGTAGATTAAATTATTTTTTACTGGGTGAGAACTTAAAAAAGTATTGTTCCATTGTCCGTAAATTTTTGGAGAGTGACTCCTAAATGTTTTAAATTTATTGTCCTTCTCGTTCCATACTATTGTAAGTATTTTAAAGTATTCACTATCATACCCACTTATAGTTTCCCACTCTGCACTTGGAGGGGTTGTTGCGTTGTCGTTTGTTAAAGACTTATATATTACAGGAAATTGCTCAAAGCCCCAAAATTCAGTTGTAGAAAATTTGAATTGCCCTTCTTGAAAAGTATCTCCAAAGGTTTCCTTTGGGGCAAGCCTTAATGTTGCAATATACTCCATATTAATATTATCCCAAACTGCATGACACCCAAAGAATTGAGCAGGTGCATCATTGTTTGAGTATATATTTAGTATTGCAAGAGATGTGTCATTGTTTATCAATGAAGATATATCGCCTACAATGTTGCTTGTCCCATCAGAGCCAAACCTCATTAAAGCCCCATTGTTAAAATCAATCCAAAAAACTATATCTTTTCCAGTTGGATTTTTACCTTTTTTAATTAACCACTTATGCTCACAACCAAACTCTGTTAAGTCCTGTCCTGTCCTCTCAAGTATAGTTCCAGTACCTAAAAGCAATTGTCCTGAATTTGATACTATATTAGCGGTATTGTCAAAGTATTGCGCTGTAAATCTTCTTTCTTGCCAAACCACAAGTATATTTTGACCAGATAGCCCAAATAAAACTTCCATGTGTACAATAGCACCATACTTAGACTCTAATGTCTTCATGTCTTGTGGAAGCCATATTCTATTGCCGCCTGCTAAGTCACTTCCGAAGCCTTGATTGCTATAATATATTGACGAAAATTGATTTGTTAGTTGTGTTAGATTTTGGTTAAATGCTACTTGGTTTTGAAATATATATCTTGGAGTAAATACATTGTCGTAAGTGTATCTATCTCCGTTATATAAAGGGTCTGTAAGATAAGGATTTTTTAAATAATCTTCAAGAGTGTAATAAGGAAACCTGCCGCTTCTTAGTGCTGTATTTGTTCTATTGAAAGAATAAAAAGAAACCACAAAATTATTTTCTGTAGCAGCTGTTGCAGGCGTTGTATTTTCTGCTGTTTTATAAGACGAAATAGTTGGGAAACAATCTCCACCATATATTTCGTATGTTGTTGCAATTGTGTGAGTGTCTTTATTAAACCATTTATTTTGCGGCAATACAAAAAATCTTGTTTGTTGTGGGGGCAAAGGATAAGCCCCTTCTGCTCCGTATGGTCTTATGTAATAAAATTCTTGAAAAAATAAATCTAAAGCGTCTGGATATAATAAATTTGCGCTTAGTTTTACTGCTGCTGCTTCCCTTATACTTATTTGATTAAAATTGGGCGGCACATAATTTAAGTAAGAAAATAGTGCAATGCTATTAGTTCCTCCTGTTGTTGAATTTTCTAATGATGTTATAGATGTCGATGTGTTTGATGTTTCAACAAAGCCATTATCAAAAAATGACATACCTACATTTGATATTTCGTAAAAAATGGTACTTGCCCTATTTGCTTGCTTTGATTTTAAGACATCTCCAAGTTTCCAATTAAACACAGCATTAACATTTTGATAGTCAGGAGAGTATAGTGCTAACTTGTCTAATACAGGAGTATTCCCAACATCGTTTCCAAATTGAACATAATCTTTTGTTCCGTCATTAAACACACCAAGCCCAAGACCTGTTGTTTGAACTTGTCTGCTACACAAAGCTCTTCCAAATCGAATATCTTTTATTACATCTTTTAACAATTTTCCGTCTGGAAGTAAATAATTTATATTTATAAAATACGCCTCTAAAAAATATTGATAAGCAAATAAAATACCGCCACTTTTAGTACATACAGCATCTCCATTTATAAGTGAATTATCATCTGGGTCAAAACTTACATCATTAATCCAATATGTACTTGTTGGACTTCCGTTCTCCCAATCAATAAAAACACAAAAACGATAGTGGTCATAAGGCATATAGGACATCCACTCGTTAGAGCATTTTTCAATATTATTTATACCCAATAGCATTGCGCCTGCTGTATTTACTATAGTATCATAAAATACAGCATCTCCTATAGGGATTTCTCTTCTTCTTACACCTAAATTTATTGTTTGCGCCCAATCCGTTAAGTCATACTCTTCATACAAGTTTACATTTGCTGCTAACATATAGTTATTGTAATTAAGCAAACTTTCTGCGTTCTCAAATACAAATGGTATTTGCTCTAATAAGTCTGCGGCAGCGTTAAAACTTGTATATACCTCTGGGTTAAACCCATTGTCCCCAACATAAATAGTTTCTTGTCCGTTTATTTGAATTTCTGGCAATGAATAACCCACCCACGAGCTTGATGTAAACTCAATGATTCCAACTTGAACAGCCTCAAATATATCAAAAGGGATTTGCTCAACAGTTATTTGTATTGCTCTGCCGCTATTTAATCCGTAGTAATGGTCTTTAAGTTCTGAAGAGTGAAGCCATAAAACATTTGAAGCCTTGCTGTAGGTTGTGTACGCACCATCGGCTGTCCTAAATCTTACAAATGCTGTGTAGCATGATTCTTTTTTTGACCCAACCGTATATCCAGTTTTTCCTCCAAAACCTGTTGTTGTAGCTACTGCTAAAGTTACCTTTGATGTGTTTGCGCCTAATTGAAGATTGCTTTCTCCTCCATCGCCTCCTATTGTGTCAAGGCTATAAATAGCGGCTGGATTGTAAATAGTTAAAAATCCATTATTAGCTACACCATATGTTCCATTTTTGTATATTAATCTTTTTATAGCATTTAATCCGTCACTAAAATTATAAATTAAACCATTGCTTGTTATATCTAACCTTCCTTCTAATTCCTTATAAGTCCTAAAGTTTAGTTTATTGCTTCTTAATAATTCAATGTAACTCCATTTTTTAAGTATTTCATTTTTTTGAGCATACCCTATTGTAGACAATGTTCTGTAGTTTCTTACTACATAATAATTACCGCTTGAAGAAGCGGTAGATGAAAATGGATTTATTGAACCATTGATTGAATATACAGTTCCAGAAATTTGAGTTAATGTTCCATTTCCTGAATAAATTGGCTGCCCAAAAGGAGACCCACCAACAACTGGATATATATAAACCTCCTCGAATTGTTCTATATCTACCGATGAAGCAAATGTTATAATTATTTCAGAAGAAGCAACTCTTGATACTACCGCTTGTATTGTTTCTGGATTTTTAATATTAGTTGTAGCAAACATTTGCTCATCTGTATTAATATTTGAAAAACAAACTGGTCTTAAAATTCCTACTTTTTCTGCGCTTACAGCATCAAAAAGAACATCTGTTGGGTAGTTATTATCTAAACTATCCGATATTGTTAAGTAGTAATCAGAAAATTGATAATAGTATATTGTTAAATTTAGGTTTAATGTATAACCAGTAGCAGAAGTTCCAGTAAATGATGTTGAAGCTAATTGAGTGTTGGCTGCAAATGCAGCTTGTATTGAAGCAAAGAAAGTGGCTGCTGTATCTCCAGTTGTATAAGGAATTGTCAATGCTCCTATGTAAAAGCCTTTATACTCAATGTTTATATAAAAACTACGAGTTGTTAATCCATATAAATTAATTGTTGACTTGTACTTTTTGTCAGTTAAATCTGCTCTTCCTAAATCGTATGCAAATTCTGTATTATTGCAAGGTTGCAAATAACCATTTTCATTTTTTGCTCTTGGGTTTCTGTCTACAATGTCGTAACCATCAACGAAGTCTACTGGAGGCACATCGTTATAGTTTGCGTTAAGGTTTAATCCCCCAATCAATCTCTTTATAAACTTTATTGGTTTCATTAAATGCCTCCGTATGAGTTTACACCATTATTATAAGTTCCTCTATATGAATATCCTGCTAATCCTAATTGCTTTGTTATCGCAACGATGCTTACCTGCTCGTAATGGAAAACATCTACCTGCTCATTGTGTGTTATGTTTCTTCTTACGCTTGAATAGTTAGAAAATGCCTTGTACCTTGCGTCTCCAATTTTTAATCCTACCCAGTAGCTTGCATATCTTATGTAGTAGGGAAGATGAGCCTCTCTTAAAAGAGGGAAGCCATCTTCTCCCAATATGTAAACGTCACAATATATGTCGATAGATTCGTGAGGGAAGTCAGAAGGAAACACTAAGTATCCGTCCATTATCTTCCACCTGTCGGGCATTTTAAACCTCTCACAGTTGCCCTGAACTCCATCAAACTGAAAGTTAGAGTACACCATTGGGGTACACCCATCTGAACACGAAGGTATTACTACCAATACTGTCTTGTAGTTGCAAGGTAGCTGCGCCTTATGGTCACAAATGTCCAACGTAAACGCCTCCTGTGTTACATACTTATAGCTTTGAGCCTCTCTTACTGAATCAAGTATCATCAAGTCAATGTAAGCATCTTTCTTGGTGTCCATAATGTCGTAAAAAGCCTTTACTCTATCCCTTACAAATGTTAACGATATGGTAGAATCTGTGTTCATTATTTAGCTATGCTTTTAGTTGTGTCTTGACTATCGCTTATCGTGTCTTTCGGTGTTCCCGAAGTTTTAGACTGATAGGTTGCAAACATCATATCAAATATCGTGTTTACTAAAGCATCGTCAATAGGGTACTCGTCATATTCAAAGTTAAATGTTGGTACTTTCATAGGGTTGACAGGCACATAGTTGGTTAGGATTGTTCCTACGCCATTGTTGTCTACCTTTAAATAGTCACCCTCCTTATAGTACTGAGTTATACTTGGCACTTGCTGATTGATAGTGTTTTGAAATTGACTAATAGTCACGTTCTCCCTAAACCTTGAACAACCGTTTGTGCCACCTACATACTCGTATTCATTCATTATGGCTGGGGCTACCTCAAAGTAATTGTACTTGCCGCCTTGCTCATAAGTTGACTTGTCAATAACTGACTTTAAATAGTTCTTGCCTGTTAACTCATAGCCCTTAATCCTAAAGTCCCCTAACACCTTTGCCTTTGAAGCATTAAATAAATCTAATATTTGCGCCCTGCGAAGCAATGTTTCGTCTGTAGCTATGTTGTTTCTTTCAACATATATTATGGCTGCATCTATAATTTGTTTACAAGTCATCTAAGTTTATTTTATAACCTCTGTTAACTGCACATCTTCTCCACTTGTATTTGTGGCAAAGAACAACAATGCAGCCTGCTCAATTATCATTCTACACATCTCTTGGTTGTAAAATTGAAGCAAGTCAGTTGTATCATTTGTAATGTCAATCTCCGCCTGTACTGTAATATAGTCTACAAAGTAGTTTGTATTTGTTATGTAAGGGTTTGTGTTTACATCGCTTGAATAACAAGCCAACCTGTTTTCATTAGACTCATACAAAGGGAAGTTCTCTGTCGCTTGATATGCACTTATCTTTTGGTCTGATAGCAAAGGCTCGCAATACTCGTTGTGAGTCCTCTCAATTATACCTCCGCTTGTGTAAGTGCCTGTTACTGTAACTGGAGTTGTCAATCCTACATCATTGTAAAGCCTTATCTGCCTCTCTCCAACCTTCTTTACATACTTGTAGCCACTCAGTCCTGTTAAGCCACCAAATCCGCTAAACTTTAAGTACTCACCATTCCTAATATTGTTTGTTCCTAATGTTATCAAACAGCCACCTGCTATGTTTACCTTTACAATAGTTGCGTTGATGTTTCTTAAACACTCTAAACTTACTGCAAGTAAATGGTAGTAGTTGCTTACCCAATAATCTCCAACTACTTGACCAGAGTTAGCAGTATAAGTTCCTGACAATGGTGCTGCTGTAGTTATTAATACAGATGTATCAACACTTGTTAATGCGTCAGAAGCTCCAAATACTTGATTGTTTAGTGTAGTGTAAGTACCGCCAAGCACACCGCTAAATGTTATATCAACATTCCCTAAACCAAAGTTAAAGTTGTGGGGTCTATCAAAAAATACTTGATAGGTATTGCCAGTTGTATTAACTATGTTCGATATATGAAGAGGCTTCAACAACACTTGCTCGTTATAAGGAGCAAATGGGGTGTACGTTTTTATTAAGGGGCTTATCTCGTCTACTGACTTCTGCCTCGATATTGAAGCATAGTTTTGTTCAAGGTTCTTCACAACCGACATACGCAAAAAGTAATTCTTTCTTGCTGCACTCATATAAGAAGCAGCATTTGTTTGTCTTACCCTTACATCTAAATCTCTTGATAGTTGAAGTCCTGTGTACAAAGTATTGTATATTAAAAAAGCCTTAGCAAATTTACTAAGGCTTAATTATTTTAATGTGTTTTTAAATATATTATTTAGCTGCCAATCGTTCAGCCTTGCGCTTTTCTTTATCTTGCGCCCACTTCAACAACATTCCCTCTCTCTCTAAAACAGCATTTATCAATGTTTCAGGCTTCATCACTCCCCTGCCCTTTATATCTAAATCCTTCGCCATCTCCTTTGCCCACTCCAACTGCTCTGGGGTTATGGTCTCAATTTCTTTTTTAGATTGAGCCATTTCTGCAAATAGTTCTACAGCACCCTCAAAGTTCTCTTTGTACTGAACCGATATAGGCAACTCAACCTCCTGCGCCTCTACTGCTTTCTTTAATCCCTTTTGAAACAAGTCTTCGCTTGTCTTGAAGTAGTAGTAAAGTTCAGTTAAACTGCCTGCAACCATTTTATTGCCATAGAAGTAGTCCTTTCCTTGCTGTGTGATAAGACCAAGTATAATTCCCTTGTTTACCGTAATGGTTAACATAGCGTCTGAGTCTTGCTCTAAGTTTACTACCTTGTCATAGTTTTGATATGCAAATCCCTTTGTTGGGTCTAATAGTAAAATGTAAATCTCGTTAATGTCTCTGCCATTGATGTCCATTTGTAGGTAATGGCAAAGGTTATATATCGACTTAATGCTTAAATTGTTGACAATGCTCATCACTCGGTACATTTCTTTAAGCTTCTTAACCTTTAAGTCCTGCTCCTCGCCAATGTTTACCATCTCATAAAGTGCCTGTGTTAAATTTGGATTAGACCACTTAGACTTTATTTGTGCGTGAACCTTTAAAATGTTTAACTCCTTTTCATCAATGTCTATGTCTATCCATTGTGTTCCCTTCTCAAACTTTCTTGACCTTACTGCCGCACCATTCTTGTAATCTTCGTGGCTAATTGCCTTTAACTCTCTGTCATAAGCCATTACCTTTCCATCTGCTGTTGCAAATACATAATCCAAAGTGGTAGTCCACTCGACTAATTTCTTTAATCTTATTTTCATTGTTTTTATTTTTTGTTTTGGCAAAGATATAAAAAAATCCCCTACAAATTAATGCAGAGGATTTTTTTAAAATAAAAACACTATGTTAAACGATGAAATCTACTAAGTAGTCTGTCAATGCTTGACCGTTTGTGCTTGCTGTGTAAGTACTTGCGATTAACGCTTCTGGAATCCAAACTCTGCATGGAGCTGTTCTCATAGCAGGGTTAGGTGCTACATCACTTGTGTAAAGTGGAGTAATGTCTACCGCTGAAAAGTTGTAAGTAGTAGCTGTTACCGTTTCAGAAGAACCATTTAACGCTGCATCGTTGTTAACAAACTCAGGCGAGCCAAAGTCAGGCTGTGCAATACGAGTTAATGTTCCTGCTAAACCTACAGCACTTCCTGTTCCACTTGCTAATGCAGGGTCAAGGGTTACTGGGTTAACCAAGTTAAAGGTTGTAGTGCTTAAATAAATAACTCTCCAAACTGCTCCATTGGCTGCTGTTTGACCTGTAAGCGTACCTACTCTTAAAGTAGAGCCTGTTACCAAACCATGTGCTACTGTTGTTTTGAAGATAATTGCAGTTGCATCTACATTTGCTTGTGTAGTTAAAACTAATGTTGCCATTCCGCTTGCTACAGTTACTGTTGTGTCTGCTACTTCGCTAACTCCTACAAATGGATTACCACTTGCTCCTTTGATTGTCAAGGTAGTCGTTAAACTTGAAACACTTACAGAGTAAGACACTTGTAATCTGCTCGGTGAAGCAGAACTTACAAATCCACCACCATCTGTTGCTGCACCACCAAAGAAAGCATTGATGTTAGCTATTACATCTGATGCTACTACTGATGTAGTGTTTGGCATTGAGAATGTTAAGTTGGTCAACAAAGAGTTAACTGTTTGCTGAACATCGAAAGCTAATGTGTTTGCTACTCCTGCAACTAAGGTTACTACCCAAATTTGCGGTGTTTCAACAAGGTTTCTTTGAACTTGTAAAGATTGCAAAGTTGATGTTCTGAATGGTGTAAGTCCTGTGATAGACATTGAACCATTCGTCACAACAGCATCTCCATGAGTTGCTGCTGGACTATTGATTATTGATATATTTCTTGCGCTCATTTTTTCTTTTTTTTAAGATTATTAATTATTGTAACATGAAATAACCACAAGGCTGTGCATTTGGAATAATCTTAGCAGTATGAGCTACTTGTCCTAATTCCACCGCATCCAATTGGCTAAATGCTTCTTGAACAAACTTACCGTTTCTGTCGATAATCCCTGGAGTGTAAGTCATCTTGATACCTGCGGAATTTTGTCCGTAAGAACCATAATAATCTTGCATAATTGGAACTACATTTCCTAACTCGTCTTTCATTGAAGTTGCTGTAAAGAAAATTGCGCTTTCTTGTAAGTAACGACCTCCAACTGTTGACTCTGATTTGAAAATGTTCTTATCGTTGAACAAGCCGAAGTTTACAAATGTTAACTTACCAAGTGGAGTGTCAACTGAATCAAAGTTTAAGCCTGACCCTGCTAATACTGAATTAACACCTGCTGTAAATTTGTAACCTTGTGCTGTTGCTCCTAATACGATGTTTGTACGGAACTTAGAACCACACATAATGATGATTTCATTGTAGTCAGCATTATAGTTGTCAAACATATCTCCTGCGATGTTGATGAATGTGTTCCAAGTAATAGGTACTGAACTGTTGATTGGAATACCACCTCTTAACTCACAAGCTTGCAAATAACCCATTTGAGTATTTGAAGTTTCGTTGTTGATAACCTGTGTGCCTAACTTGTCAAACATAAAGCCTGTTTCCATTTGGCATTGCATATCATAACCTAAGTCCATGATTTGTAACATAGCCAATGCGCTTTCTGCTGAATCGCCTTTTGACATTGCTTGGTCGATGAACGTCTTAGGGAAGTCAATACGAGCTAAGTCTCTGTTTGTTCTGTAAAGACGTAAGTTATCCTCGATTAAACGTGGGATTACTTGACGACCTTTTTGCTTGCCAGATGCTCTGTCAGCTACTAACTGATTACCTTCTGTGATGTAAGAACCAGTTGCCCAATCAGACGCATTTAAAGTGTCTGCTGTTCCATTGATGTCAATAGGTGCTAATGTTACAGATGTTGCAGTACGAGCGATACAGATACCTTGCTTTTGACCATTCTTGTTGTAAACGATTTGGTTTAAACGGAATAGTTCGCCTTGTGTAGACGCAATGTCAATCACCAAGTTGTTTCCAACCTTTAAAGTGTTTGAGATTGGTGCGTTCAAGTTTGCAGCGTCCATAACCATAGAGTTAATCTTTAGGTTTGCTGTTGCACTTGGGTAAGATGGTGCGCCTAATTTATTGCGCAAGTATTCAGTTACAGTTAAGTAGTTGAATTTTTGTTGATGATAGGAATTTAGAAATCTAAATACCGTTGGGCTATTCAGACCTGCTGCTACCGCTGCGAGGGATATGTCTGTGCCTGTTTGTGAATTTTGTGCCATTTTTTTTAAATTTTTTAGTTTGTATTTTTGTTAATGCCAAAAGGGTCGCTGTACCTTGCTGCGTGTGCATTTAGGCTTTCTTGACTTATTTGGTCTTTTGATTTTGGTGTTTGAGCTGTCGTCACAACTGGTTTACCACTTGAACTTGGTGAATTAAACTGCTTAAATAACTCAATCTTGGCTTCTGTGTTCGCCTTTTTCTGTGCATCTGAAATTAAATACGGTAACATTTTTACCGAAATAGCTTTCTCGATTGCATTTTCAACATTGAACACATTTCCATTTACTGTCGTTTTAAGCTGCGACACCGCTTCAACGTACAACTCTTTTGCTATCTTTGCAGTAACCTCCACCCCAAAAACATTTTTGCCCACCAACTTGTCAACCGTAACTAATAAGTTCTCGTTTGCCTGTTTTGCTGCATCCATATAAGGGTTTTCGCTTTTTGCTTTTAGCACCTTTGTTGCATCGTTAAACTTTTGTTCTAATTCTTGTTTTTGAGATACCATAAGTCTCTCTTGTACTGACTTTGGCAATGTCTGAAATTGCTCATACTTTTCAGTTATTTCATCTTCTGACAATAACTCTCCGTACTCATTCTTCTCACCATTTAAAGCCATTTCAAATAATTGCTTCTCGGTAAAGTCGTTAGGGTCTGTTTCTGACAATGCCTTTAGCACCGACCTAATGTCCTTGCCCTGCTTCTTTGCTTCTAACAATGTTTTTGCTAATTCATCATTAAGCAACTCTTGCATATCTGCCTTTCTCTCTTCTTGCTCCTTTACTGCAAGCTCGTCTTCAAGTAAATCTTTCCAAGTCTTTTGTACTTCTACATTTGACACAATTTCCTCTGGACTTGCTTCTGCTTCTACACTATTAACAATAGTTTCTTCTGCGGCAGGTGTTTGTGGTGCGGCTGCGGCTGTTTCTCTTGCTGCTGCTTCTACATCTAACTTCGCTTGCATCTCTAAAAGAAATGCTTTTCCATCGGCTGGGGTTTGTAATTGATTTTCTGTCATTTTGATTATTTGTTTGCAAAATTGAGATTAAAGAGTTAGTTTTGTATGTTTTTAAATACATATTAGATGGAAAGGCAAATTAACACAGCGTTACTTAGGAAATTAATAACCAACAACAAGAGTAACTTCCCAAAGGTGTTAAGTAGGCTAAACATATCTAAAAATAAAGACGATATAAAGATTGGCTTCTTTTCTAATGGCGTTGATGTCACAAACCACTTTATGCTCAACAGCGAATTGTTTGAAATATTTATCAATACTATTCAGTCTGCTAAACTTGAAGATGGTGACTACTTTTACGCTCCTAAATACGCAGGTATAAATAAAATATTTACAAACCCCGATATATTTTTTAGACTTAGACTTAATAAAGGTATTCCATTTAGCGACTTGGAGGCTTATGCAAATGTTAACAGGGCTACAATTCAACAACTTGAAAAGAGTGAGCCTTTTGACCCATCCCTTAGTACAATGCTTAAATACTCTATTTTCTTTAAGCACCCTATATATGGATTACTGGCTGAGTCCTATAAAAAAGAAACCCTTAACATTATATTAAACCACTTTATTGAAAAAGGGTACATAGAAGAAAGTAAGGCTAAAGAAATTTTTGAAAAAGAAAATTCTAAGTAGTTGACTCTTTTTTAGTCACCTGCTCCATCTGCTTAGTCAACAACTTTACTTGTTGCTGCAAGTCATTCATTTCTTTCTTGGTTGCGTTTGTCCTCTCGTTGTCTTGGCTTGTGGCTTGTGCTTGTATTGTTTTTGCTTGAACAACTGCCTGTGCTGGTATCTTCTTAGCTTCCATTCCTGCTTCAATGTTACCTTGCGCCATAGCCATGCTGTCCATTCTTTGCTGCTCTGCCGCTTTTTGGGACTCCATCTTTCTTTGCTTGGTTATTCTGTTGAGGTATATTAAAGCGTGACGATAGCTTGTCATAGTTTTTAGCTTGATAGCATCGTTGAAGTCTAACAGTCCGTTTTGGAAGGCTGCCTGAACCATCATATTTAAGTCTTGTGACTTAGCCTCGTCTATTTGGTCGTAAGGGTTTATGTAAATTCCTAAATGCTCAAAGGAGTCCATTACTGCCGACTTTAACCACTCATAACCCCTGTCACCTAATATCATTCTTGGGTATTCCTCGTCTACATCATCAGCGCAAAATGCTAACTTCTGCATATTGGCAGACAACTGAATGCCCCTCTGTATGTAGTTTATAAATCCATTGAACAATGGTGCTACTCCTACTGCCGCTAAGTTCGTTGTGGCTTGCTGTACTCCCTTGCCAATTACTGACTGCTGTAAACCTTGTGACACATCAGGTAAGTGCATCATTTTACTCATCTCCCTCTCCAAAGATGCCATTATGTTCTCATAGACACCTACTACTGTAAGGGACTTTGTAAAGTCAACCACTTCTGCAAACCTCATCTGAACTAAGTCTGGGTTTGAGTCTAAGTCCTTCTTTAGCATAGTCATGTGCTGACTGTTAAAGTCTTGGAATATCTTTTTAACGGAGGTGTTGCTGTCCTCCCCTGCATTGGTTATGATATAGTTTATACCCATATCATTAATCATTGCTGCCTTTCTTTTTATTGTTGCAAGGTTGTAGTCGTCTTGTAAGTCCGTCATTCTACTTACTCTACTTCTGTAATAGCCGCCCATATAGTTGTCTATAAATACGGTTGCAGGACACTCTTGCTCACTAATCTTTAATTGTTCGTATATCGCATTGGGAACTAAGCCTGCGTCTACCACCCACTTGTTGCCTATGATTGTAGCTTGATGCCATCGGTAGTTTGTAACCATTCCCTTTCGGTTCATGTTCTCAATAACAGGCTTGCCGTCCTTGTAGTCGTTTTCCTTTACAATGATGCTGCCTGAACGAGTCTTTTTGGTTTTATACCTATAGTCTACTCTTGCCTTAAAGTAAATCTTTGCTACACTTAATCCTGTTAGGTAGCTTCCATTTCCCTGCCACCAATTGTAATAAGTTGTTGGCGACTGTGGGTACACTTGTGTAAATGTTGCGTAGTATTGTGATGTTGTCTGCTGTGTGCTTAACGATTTTATTTCCTTTATTGCCTCCTCACTTAAGCTATCTCCGTATCTTTCAAGTATAGCATCGGGAGCTATAAGGTTTTCCCAAAATCCCCTAAACCAAGCATCATCGTTATATGCGTTGTTGCTCTTGCTTCTAAAGTCTAATATCAATGACTGAGGAGCGCAAATCTTTTCTTTTAATATACCGTTTTGAATGTATCTGTCGCAGCCAGTCAGTCCCGAAATAACTACATCTAAAAATTGTTGTGTCTTTAATGTAGCGTAGTCATTTATCTTTATGATTGCCTTAGCTAAATTTTCTGCTACCTCTGCTCCTTCCTCCCTATAGCTTACGTCCATATACTCCTCCACATCTTCCCTTGAACTTAAAACAATGTTCTCTGGCAATGGGTTGAAAGTAACTCCAAGCTCCTTTATCTTTTCAAGGAAGTCTTTGTTGTCAACTGTGAAAATTAACATCTGCTTGAATATATCTCTCCTTGTCTTTGCATCTGCACTTAACAATTCTGTAGATATATTGAACTTAGCCATAAACTCACTCATCTTTCCGTGAAGAGAGTTTACTAACTGAAATATTTGATTGTTCCTCGACTGCAACTCCATTAGGATTGTGTCTTGGATTACTGGGAAGTTTCTTGCTGCTCCCTGCTGACCATAATAATAAAGAAAGCAACGATTCATCTCATCAACAGGAGTCAATGCTGTCTCCTTATTGGGATAAGGAAATATTGGTAGATTGTAAAAGGTGGCAAAGTATCTGCCAATCTTTAAGTACCAATCGTCAGTTTTCTCGTGTTCAGGTACGTCTAAATTTATCATCAAGTACAAAATAAGACAATATTTGAACTTGCAATGTGTTTTTTAATACATTATTCTTTTACCCATACTTGCTTCAATTGACCGCCTACATTTTGCCAAGTCAAACGCTCATTAGGCTGCTTCGGAGCTGCTGCCTTTACCTGCTTGTCTGGCTCAAAGTTTCCACAAGCCAAGTTTCCTACCCCATAGGCATCAGCTAAATCCGAGTTGTCCGTTCCATAAATCAATAGGTTGTCTATAAGCCTCAATGAGTTTATCTTGTGACCATAAAGCCTAAGGTACTTGTTCATTACTGATGTTCGGTAGTCCTTATTGTTTCCATCAATGTAAATACCATAGGCATCTCCTGTCTTTTCTATTAGCCTGTCGGTATTGTGACTCCTTAACTGCCTTAGTAATACTCTCTGCTGTCCCTCGCCCTCAAATAAGTCTGTTAAGGTACTCCCTGCACTTGCATTTCTTTCGGGGTATGCCCTTGCCCCACCAAACTTATTATAGTACATACAAAGCCACAATGCAGCCTTTTCTACTAAGTGCCTCTTTTCAGGTCTTACAAAGTAGTTGGCTACGTCTACATACTGATTGTCGCCAGTTATCTTGTGGACTACTAACGCAAACTTTGACTTCTCCTTCCCCAACTCGTTACCTTTTGCATTCTTGTTGGTGGAGTTCTTTGCTGTGCTTGTTGCATCGACTCCTATTCTATATAAGTGGTGTTCTAATGGTGGCTCAAACATTTCAAAGGTAAACTGACCATCACTCTCCTTGCTGTCGGCTGGGTCAACTATTATCTGTCCGTCAATCCTTTTTATTGTATGCTTAAACTGTGGAGTTAGCAATATTTGCTTCTGCCTGTGCTTTAGTATCTCTACTACATCGGCTTCAAGTCCATTGTCCCTGTTTATGTCAAAGACGTGTTCAATGGTTCTTGGGTTTTGATGGGAATATAAAACCTTTCCCGAATCACTTAACGACTCCATCTTGTTTTCCCAAAAACTAATAGCCTTCTCAATCTTTGGGTCACCATACTCATCCATAAAGTCAGAGCCTCTACCTCCTAAGTAAAATGGTATAAACATTCTCTTTAGCCCACTTGGAGTAAAGCCATTTGCATCAATCTTATTTGGCGCACTATCGTTCCATATCTGCTGTGACTCAGACAGACTATCACTTGTTATGTTCTCCGCTGTGGCAATCAACCAAATCTTACCCACAACCCTTGACCCACTATCCTCTGTCGCCTGTGCATAAGCCTTAGAGTGCCAGTTCTCCAAAGTCATTTCATCTTTTCTTTCTAATGAAGCAAACTCATCAAGAGAAGCCCTCTTTAGTTTCTTACCTTGGATACCACTTAGCTTTGTTGGCTTAACTCCAAAGTCAATATTGTCTGTGCTTGTCTTTGTGTCTACTGCTGTCCAAATGATACCATCGGTCATTGTCTCCCTACTGAAAACAATTAGGTTGTCCCTGTCCCTGTTCTTAATAGACTTCTTTGTTTCATCAAACTTTGTTATCGGCAGGCTTTCGTGTAAATGCTCGTTGGCATAAAATGTCTTGGCAAAGTTTTCTTTTGCCTCCTTGTCGTTCAATGCTTGGAATGTGTACCTGCCCTTCTCACTTAATAAGGCATCGACAAACATCTCCAACTGCATTATCTCAGACTTGCCTAAGCGTTTTAACGAGAATATAATTCCACCTACGCACTTAGGGTCTTTAACGCACAAGTCCATAAAGTAGAATATATCCCTCTGTGTTCTTGTGTACCTAAAGTAGTCTGTGTCTGATTCCTTTAACTTCCAATGAACCATACCTGCATAGTGAACTCCTGTTACATAGATTAACTTTCCATTGTTCCAAAAGTAAACACCGTGCTTTATTCTCCTTATCTCCCTCTTGTATATTGATATGTTTTCTTGCTTGGTGCAGTCCTCAAATATTGGGAATATAGGCTTAATCCATTTTTGCTCTTTCTTTGGCAGCCCCTCGTTTAATATGTCGTGTACTCCATCTATAGGCTCGTAAACATCGTAGTAAAGATAGTCCTCCTCACCATCTGAATTTGTGCCATCTAACTTAACAGAGTAAAGCTTTTTTCTATTCGCCATTCAATGCTATCTTTCGTATGTCGGTTGTGGTAGTTATTAGTCCTATCTTCTTCTGCTCGTCTGGACTTAACTTCATCTGTAGACCAACTATAGCCTCAGCCATGTCGGGTATTTCCTTACTTATCTTTAACGCTGTTTCTGCCTTTGCCCTTGCTGCTGAGGAAATAGCCATAATAATTCTGTCAGAATTGTCAAACTCTGCATACTTACTAAAGTCCTCGTTTGTTTCTATGGTAAAAGGCTTCTCCTTTAACTCATTGCAGTAGGCTTGAAATTGTGAACTCAATGCCTCAAATCCTAAGTAATAAGGACTGCTAAACATAGCCTCCACCTTTTCTCTCAACTCTACTGAGAGTTTCTTTAACTCCTTTACTTCTGCTTCGTTTAGCATTTTACAAACATTTTTTGTTTAACCAATCTTTCAAACTCACTTCTCTTAATGTCAAGTTCTTTCCCTAATTTACTTTGATGTTCAAGGTATTTTATTTCTGCTGCTTCAATGTACTTGAACTTTAAAATATCCTCATCTAACTTTACTTTTGACTGCTTTCCCTTAGCATCAGTTTTTATCTTATGTGTTTCTTTTGATAAAAACAATATTTTACTCTGGTCGTTTATGTTTTGATATGTGTGCATTTAGCTATCAATCCTTACTGTTTCCCAAATAATTATTAACTCACCATCCATTTCCATTTCTTTTTTAAAGGATGGCGTTATATGACCGTTAGTGCTTAACTGCTGTACCACAATTGGGTCTGCCGCATCAATACCTACTATGTACTTTGTTTCTTTGTTTGGTGTTTCCATTTGGTTTGTTTGTTAAGTTAGTTTACAAAAATACAATATTCTTCTGAATAAATGCCTAATTCAAGGTTAATCTGATTCCTAAGTTCAATTCTTTCCTCCAAATTATACTCCTTTTCTGCTTTCTTTAGTCGGTTGGATATGCCGCAAGCCAATGAGTAAAACATTTGATATTCCTCTTGTGAGTATTTTGGAACGGGAGTTTGCTTTAATCCAATAACAAATAATAGGTAACTTCTGCCATACTCCCTTTCTAATCCCTCTTTCATTAAGGCATCATCATTTTGCCAATGGTTGCTTTGTGCTGATTGTCTGTGAATGTTATGAGCGTTATATGTAAAATTCTTATTTGCTCCCGATGAAAATACATGACCTCCATGAAGTTGACCTGCGTTTATTTGCCTTGCTAAACATAACTGCCCTTTATCAATAAGCCTTACTATTTCGTTTATTTTTTGCTGCAATTTCTTTTTCCAATTAGTTACTTTGTCCTTTAACTCTTTGTCGGCTTTCTTCTCCTTATCCTTTACTTGCTTCTTTGCCTTCTCAATCTTCTTAGCTATTACCTTCTGACCTGCCTCCGTTTCTCTCAGCCACCTCGCATAATGACTTTGGCTGATGTGCTTCTCCATACCCTTAGGTACAAACATCTCGCCACAAGGACATAGACAAGTTTTTTGCTTAGGAGTCTTTTGTTTTATTGTGGAGTTCATTACTTACATCTTATTGCTAACTTAGTTGTAAACCCATGCTTGCTGTCTAACATCTTAAAACCCTGCATAGGCTCTTCGGGTAACGCCTTTATATACATTGCGTATGTACCAAATCCTATACCGCTTCCGTTTACCAAGCAGTCCTTAGTTGCCTCCCAAAATTGATGGTAGTGACCCATAAAGTTATAGTCTGCCTGTATCTGTTGATTCATCTTACCTATCGCCTTTATCAAAGGTATTGTCAATCCTCCAATCCCTCCATTGAACTTGATTGAGTCACCGTGGAATGTTCTTATTACCTTGTCAAACATTTTTAGGTAGTTAAACTCTCCATTGGCAATGATAAAGGTAAACATCTTGTCGTTGCTGAAGTAGTCTGCTATGTCTTGGTACATCATCCACTCGTAGGAGTTTTTGTAGCCACTCGATATCCTTGGTCTTTGTGTTGTCCTACCGTGGTTACCATAGTTACACGCTACTGTTATCTTCTTAAACTTTCCGTGCCTCTTGTAGAAGTTTAATGCTGTGATTATCTTCTCCTTTGCAAACCTTGTGGCTTGTGTTGGACTTAAATAGTTATTCTCTACCAACTCCTCGTGTATGTATCCTGTTATGAAGTCACCTCCTAACCAAATTACTACCTGCTCAATGTCTGTAGTGTGTCTTTCCTTTGCTACAAGCTTTAAAGAGTTTTGAATGCACTTGCTCCACCTCTCTGCCGCTATCTCTAAGTTGTACTCGTTCAGTCCGTTGATGGTGTGCGCCTCTACCTTTTCCTCAAAGTGCCAGTCAGATAACGATATGATAGGAACACCCTCGTGCTTGTCGTGCTGACTTAACAATGGCTCTATTTCGTTTATTTGTACTTCTTCTTTTATCTGAACTAAAGCGTCAAACCTTAGATTTGCCATTTCTAACTCCTTTAAAGATGCTTCGTACTTCTTCTTGTACTCGCTATGCTCTGCCTTTATTCGTATTAACTTTAAGTCGTCCTTTATTATCTCCTCAACTGCCTTTTTTACTTTTTCTACCTTTGGAATTTCTTTTTTCTCAGACTTTCTTTTCATCTCAACATTCCACATCCAAATGTAGTTCTTAAAAGAAATATCACGCAGGTAGCTTTTTCTTTTTTTGTATTTTTTTAGAAAAAAATTCATGTCCAAAGGCTCTTTCATTGACAACAAGTCTTGCTCTACGTCAATTCTTAGTTGGCTTTTCTTCATTTTACAGTTTTTTCAAAGTTACATTTAAACTCAATCGACAATGTTAATAATTAATTATCATTTATCCAAAAATATTCCATTGTCGTGCAATAAATCAAAAAACTTACTTTGATAGCCTTCCGTTAATTCAATTTCTTTTTCAGTAAGGTTTCCATTGTACTTCAACTCATCTCTAAAAAGTTGTTTTATATCCCACAAAACTTCATACATAGCACCTGCCTTTACTGCAATTTCAAAAATTTCCCTTTCCTCTGGTAAATTAAATTTTAGTGTCGCTTCCATCGTTCATTAAATTAGTTTTTAGCTGTTAACGTATTATTTTTAATACATATTTCTGCAAATATAAATCCTTTATTTGATATCGGAATAAAGAATAATCTATTTAGATTGAATATAAATAGTTGAAATATATTTTGTAGTTCGGAAAATTGTTTTTATGTTTGCAGCGGATTAGGGTCAGAGCTAACCAATATAAAAATATTAATAAAATAGCTGTTATTTGAAACCTCTGACTTTCATCTAACGGCATTTTTACTTTATGGAAACAATAGTTTGCAAAAAATGTGGGGCAGAGAATGACTACTCTACAGAATTAAAAAATGGACAAAATGTAGCAACCTGCAACAACTGTCAATCATTCATCAAGAATATATCGTATTCTAAACCTAAGTTTTATTTTGGTCAATACAAAGGCACTTTGATAGCCGATTGTGTTGACCTTGGTTATTTAGAGTGGTTTTTGGGAAACACAAATCCAAAGGCAAACATTAAGACTGCTTGTGTAGATAGAATAGAAACTTTAAAATCTAATATCTAATCAATATGGCTGCAAACTTCCCCTACTTTAAATTTACAGCAACAGAGTGGTTGACTGGAGATATTATCTACGAAGATTACGAACTTCAAGGTATTTTTATAAATGTTTGTGCCATTTATTGGAACAGAGATGGCAAAATAACTTTTGATGAAATGAAAAAGCGAATTAAAAGCGAACGGTTAGCGGAATTAAGCGGTGGCTTTTTTTCGGTTTCTGATGGGTTAATTTCAATAGCTTTTTTAGACGAGCAATTAATAACTGCAAAACACGTTTCTAAAATTAATTCAAAAAATGGCAAAAAAGGAGGTCGTCCAAAAGCCTTGATACCATTGGAGGAAAAAGCGGTCGGTTTAATTCCGTTTAACGAAACGATAACGAAAAAAAGCAATAAAGAAGAAGAAGAAGAAAAAGAAGAAGAAGAAGAAGTAGAAAATGTACATACACTTTCACCTTCGGTTAAGCCATCAATCTCTCAAAGTAAAATTGATAGGTTCAACCACTACTCATCTTGGGCGGCTGAAAATTCTCCAAAATTGTTAAAAATAAAAAAACCTCTTACCGCCACGCAACTTTCGGAGATAAGAAGCAAGTATTCTGCCGAGCAGTTCAAGGAAGTTTGTTTTGCAATGGAGGCAAAAAAGGATTTTTTAAGCAAGTATGATAACTTAAATCTGACAATGAGAAGCTGGCTAAAGCGTCAATTCGGAGATGGGGGAAGTAGTGAGCCACCACCAAAAATTCCATTGCAAAAAGGTATTCAGATGCCAAAATTAGTAACCCCAGTAGTTAATTTCGAGGATGCGATATGATACAAACAGCAAAAGAGTACTACCAAAGCGGATTGAGTATAATCCCGATAGGAGAAAAGAAACTACCGATAGGCAGTTGGAAGAAGAACCAAACAGAATTGATTGAGCCAAGTTTCAGCAGTTGCATCGGCATAGGAATTGTTTGTGGAAAGGTTAGCGGTGGTGTTGAGTGCATTGACATTGACAGCAAGTATGACCTAACAGGAAACTTGTTTGACAACTACAAAAATCTGATAAACGAGCTTGATAAAAACCTACTGAAGAAGCTTGTAGTCCAGTCTACTCCAAGCGGAGGCTATCATTTTGTTTATCGTTGTGAAACCATTGAGGGAAATAAAAAACTTGCCAACAGGCACACCACAGAAGCAGAAAAGGCAGAGAATCCAAAGGATAAAATCAGGGTTTTAATCGAAACTCGTGGTGAGGGAGGTTATTTTATGGTCACTCCGAGCAATGGCTACAAGGTGATTTATGGCGACTTAAATCAAATATCGATTTTAAGCGCATTAGAGAGAGAAATTTTGTTCGTGTGTGCAAGAACACTCAACGAGGTATTTGAAGCTGCCACAGTTAACAAAACACAGCAAAAAACGCTATTAGATAACGTGTCACCATTTGATGATTGGAATAATCGTGGAGATGTGCTAAGTTTTTTAGAAATGGAGGGTTGGGTTGTAAAGTTAAGAAACGGTGCTAAGAATTTATTGCTAAGACCACAAGGGACAGGAATGTGGAGTGCTGATTGGAACGAAGAAAAGAGAATATTCTATGTTTTTACATCTTCTTCTGAATTTAGCCAAGACAGAGGGTATAATGCAACACAAGTTTTAGCAAAGTTAAAGTTCAATGATGATTTTTCTGAATGTGCTAAGTGGTTATTGAAGGAGGGTTACGGAAGTTTTACTCCAGAAAATAGTAAGTTTGACAATAAGCAAAAAAAAGAGCCTGAATACCTAAACAAGACAGAGATAAACCTTGAAGATGATAACTTTGACTTTCTTGCAACAAAGGAAGACTGCGATACATTTATCAATCAAAAAATAGATGGAACTTTTAAGATAGCAGACAGCACAGGCTTTGAAAAATTAGACGAGTATTGGAGATTTAAAGATGCTTCTTTGGATATGGTTTTAGGACACGACAATACTGGAAAGTCTGTATTAACTTGGTTTCTTGCTGTGCTTGATTGCTACTTTAACAACAAAAGCTACATAGTTTTTGCAGGAGAGAACAATGTAGGTATGTTAAAATACAAATTAATGGAATTTTATGCCGCCAAACCTATTAAAAAAATGGGAGTTCTTGAAAGAGGCGAGGCAATGTCTTGGGTTGAGGAACACTTTGCCATTATAAGAAACGATGTAGCTTATACTTACAAAGATATGCTTGCAATTGGTAAAAAGATGCTAAAGAAAAAGCATTACCACAGGTTTATTATTGAGCCATACAATGTTTTACATAAAGACAGCAACAATGAACATCAATATGACTACAAGGCTATGTTAGATATGAAACTGTTTATCACTCAAACAAAAATGGGTATAACTTTAAACGTCCACGCTGCATCAGAGGCGTTAAGGAAGACCTACGGAAAGGAACACGAAGACTTTGGATATTCAATGCCGCCAAATAAAGCTGATGCGGAAGGCGGAGGAAAGTTCCCAAATAAAGCAGACAACTTTATGGTGGTTCATCGTATGGCAGACCACCCAGAAAAGTGGATGTGGACACAAATTCACGTTCAGAAGATAAAGGAAATGGAAACAGGAGGCAAGAGAACATTTAAGGACAGCCCTTTTAAGTTAAAACTGCAAATTGATGGTGCTGGCTTTGAGGATGAGTATGGATTCAACCCAATAAGGGACAGAAGGATATTGCCTACCCAACAAACAATGCCACTTGAACCAACCATCAAGCCTAACGCAGACTTTGACAGACCAAGCATTCAAGTCAACAATGGAGGTTTTGTACCAAGAGAGATGACCGAAGACGAGCTGTTTTAATTTAAACTAATTCTAAATAACACAAACAGTTTGGATAATAAAAGTACAAACATTATTTTTGTCCTATGATATACTTCATTATTCTTTTAGCGATATTGATAGAGGCGATATTTTTACCTCGTTTAAAACACAGCAATGGGCATCTGTTTTGCTTTTACGGAAGGATAGTAAATAAAAAACGTAAATATTTTAAAATATATTAACAATGGACTGGAAAGAAATAGAAGAAGAATTTAAAGAAAAATTTCAAAGTGCATTTTCGTATGTAGTTTTTTTATGGCTAAAGGAGCGTATCGAATCGGATATTAACGTATCGAATCGTATACCACCATTAACCGAAGAAGAAAGGAGTGAGTTCTACACAACAAATTTAACCGCAGATATAAAAGTTAACTATGGAAAGTAAACTTGAAAATGTATGAGACTTGTGCTGCCTATTATGTATTGCAGGGAAGGTTCTATGGGTAAGATGAGCAGTTCTATACCATTAGAAAGTTCAGACTTTATAATTCATCACGCAATATTTTACAGCATAGACACAATAGAAATGTTAAAAAATAATCCAGACCAATGTATAGTATCAAACTCCAGCGGAGAGTATAGAGTAGCATTATCAATGAAAGAAGTAGACAAAAAAATTATGCATCAAAGGAGGGCAATGTTTTATGGAGCAAATTAAGAAACCTAAAGAGTGGAGAGAGTTTATGTTCCCCTACAGGCAAGTAAGAAAGGAGTTATTCTGCACAGCGGTAAGGCAAAAGCTAAACCCAATGTACAGCAAGTTAGACATCATAGCTGGCATAAAAGAAATGGGCTACAACGAGGTTGAGGCTATGTACTACTACAATGTTATTGAGGAGGTAAAGAGAGGTGGTCTAAAGGAAAGGAATGGAGAGGAAGATTGACTTCACCTTAGCAGAACTAACAGATTTCTTTAGGGAGTTAAAGACACCAAAAGTAATTGAGAAGCATTTACTACGGACAATAGCAGCAACGAGAAAGGTAGGAATAAACAAGTTAGAGGAGATGGTAGGTCAGGAGGCAATAACAAGAGAGTTATACGAGAAGATTAAGTTAGCAGTAGAAAATCCACAATTAAAAATAGAAATAAAAGTTTTGTAATTAAAAATTAATTTATATATTTGCATCGCTTATTAATTACACTTTGAAAATTCAAATAAAAAAACATTCCCCGAAACTAAATGTAGTTACTCCTTACGGTGTGATTAATAAGCCATTTAGCGTAGGGGACTATATTTTTATTATGGAAAATACAGAAGAAATTTGGAAGGATGTAGTTGGTTACGAAGGGCTATATCAAGTAAGCAATTTAGGCAGAGTGATGTCTTTTAGAAAGAAATCAAACGGTTTATTAATTTTGCCTTCTTATCGAAGAAAGTATTTAGCAGTAAATATTTATATAAATGGCAGTGTAAAGAATTGTTCTGTTCATAGACTTGTTGCAATATCGTTTATCCCAAACCCATTAAACAAGTCACAGGTAAATCATATTGACGGAAACCCATCAAACAACAAACTTTCTAATTTAGAATGGTGTACTCATTCGGAAAATCAATTACATTCTTTTCATGTGTTAGGCAGAAAATCCAATCGACCTATGTTGGGTATAAAAGGTGAAAATAACCCACTTTCTAAAAAGGTGTACCAATTTTCACTTAACGGTGTTCTTATTAATGAATTTGCATCAAGGGATTTAGCATTTCAATTTATTAAAAATAACATAAACTCAGAAGCATGTATAAGTGCAATCGCAAACGCTTTAATAGGATTATCAAGACGTTCGTATGGTAACAAATGGTCTTACTCTCCTAATTTTTTAGATATTGATATATTATACAATAAAAAGAAAATTTACAATTTAAAATAGAAATAAAATGACACAGAAACAATCAGTAATTGAACTATTTAAGTCAGGCGAGGAAGTAGACGCATTGTCGTGCTTTAAAGCCACAGGAAGTATGCGTCTTAGCGCAAAAGTTTTCAATATGAAAGTACAAGGATATGTCTTTGACGAAAGAACAGTATCGTTCAAAACACGTTTCAGGACTACTGGAAGCATAAAGAAATACAAGCTAAACACAAAGAAAACACCTAAAAGTTTGTTACAATGAAATTTGAAGTAGAAGATGTAAAAGTAACATACGTTCAAAAGGAAGATAGCTGCGACAGAAATCACTCACCTCAAGAGTTAAAAATATTTACTGATGATGCAGGTAGCGGTAAGTACATAGTATTTGAAACAGAACGATGGGCTATTGACAGTATTGATGAACTGATAGAGATACTTAACGACTTTAAAACAAGGGCTGGAATAAAATGAAAAACACAGCACTCTTAAACTCCGAGGAGGAACAGATATACGAAGCCTATACTGTATTAGGAATAGCAGCAGTAAAGGGAATACTAAACTGCAACACAGACACCGCCAATAAGACCGTAAGGGCAATACTAAAGAAGGTAAGGGAGAACAAAACCTTTGAGGAGAGGCAGAGTGCAAGGTACGACAAGGTGAAGACAGCAATAAGTCAGGCTAAGTTTGATGGGGAGTTAAGCTATAGAGTTATGTCGGAGGTGTAATGTTTTGCGGCTTGGCGATGGCTACGAAGCGTTGGCATTGTGCGGTGGAGTAGCTTGCGCCAAACCGCTGTTATACGCTGTATTATTTTTTTTGTGCGTGGGCAATTAACCAATTTATAAATTATGAAATTAGACTTAATAACAAACAAAGCTGAAAAGCAAGGAGAAGTAAATCCAAATGATGAATTTTACACTCCAAATTATGCGATTGAACCGCTATTGAAATACATTAAACCAAGTAGCAACATTTGGTGTCCATTTGATACACACGAAAGTAACTTTGTAAAATTGCTAATTAAGGCAGGACACAATGTTCATTGGACACACATTGAGGCAGGAATGGATTTCTTTACCGAAGATGCACCAGTGCAAACGGATTACATTATTTCAAATCCACCCTATTCATTAAAAGCAGAAGTTTTTGAACGCTTATTTAAATTGGATATTCCCTTTGCAATGCTTGTTGGAGTGGTAGGAATATTTGAAAGCCAAAAACGATTTACAATGTTCAAAAATAATGACTTTGAAATAATGTATTTTGATAAGCGAATTAGCTATTTTAAAAGTTACGCAGACCAAAAACCAAGTTTAAATCCACCGTTTTCAAGTGTGTATATTTGCAAAGATTTACTTCCGAAGCAGATTGTCTTTGAAGCGTTGGCAAAAAAATAATATTTCTTATAACGTATGGGTATTTGCGCTCGTTTTAATGGCGCAAATACTGTGTTACCTGCTGGTGCGGTTTATTTAGCAGGATTTTTATTTGTAAACGAAAAGAAAATTTAAAAAGTTTTAGAGTATGAAATATATGGGAAGTAAAAATCGGATAGCAAAAGAAATACTACCGATAATGTTACAAGAACGAGGACAAAGAACTTGGGTTGAACCTTTTGTTGGAGGTGCGAATATTATTGATAAGGTGCAAGGGGATAGAATTGGTGGAGATAAAAACGAGTATGTTATTTCGTTATTTAAAGCACTACAAAATGGATGGACTCCACCAAAATATGTGAGTGAAGATGAATATAATAATATTAAAAACAATTTTAAAGACTACGAAAAACATTTAATTGGATATGTTGGCTTCAATAGTTATGGAGGTAAATTTTTTAGAGGTTATAGGCGAGATAATGAAGGGAAAAGAGATTATTGGACAGAACACTTTAATAACTTACAGAAACAAGTAGAAGTCATCAAAAATGTAGATTTCTTTTGCTGTGATTACAATGAATTGGAAATACCAAACAATTCAATTATATATTGTGATATACCGTATGGAGAAACAGAAAAATACAAAGTGAATGGCGTATATGAGAGATTTAATTATGAATTATTTTGGGATTGGTGTAGGATTAAAGCGAATCAAGGACATAAAATTTTTGTGAGTGAATATAATGCACCTGCTGATTTTGAATGTGTATGGTTGCAAGAAGTATCAAGTAATTTAACTAACAATGATAAAGGTAAAAAAGCGGTGGAAAAACTTTTTAAATTTTCTCCCACAAATATTCAATAGTAGTAGTATCGTAGCACTTGCAGGTAACTACCGTATATGCGCCAATAGTATCGCATATACAACAAACAGTAAGGAGATAAGCGAATAAAAACACACTAATAATATGACACAATCGTCAATAAAGCTATCAGACACAATAGCCGAGATAAGCAAAGACATAGAACTTGCCAACTCAAAGATGAACCAACTCCTTGAAAACGACAAGGGAATCTGCTTCATAATAAAAGGAAATAAAGCAACAGAACAAATAGACTTCCGAATGGACAAAACACTATTCGATATGTATTGGAACATAAGAGAGAAAGCATACAATAGATTAAAAGAAATAATATGAATAAGGTCGCAATCTGCGACTACAAAATAATAAAACTATGGAAAGGACACACAAGTACACATTTGAAATTTACAACGGTAGAGTTAAAGTAAAATACAATGGTTGTGTAATGTTCACGTTTAATCAGATTGATTTTCTGGGGTATTACTTTTTTAAGGACGATTCCTCGTTGTATGGTTGTACGTTGTACTTTTCACGAGAGAAAGCAGGTGCAAGCGAAATGGATGTCTACTTTAAGTCAAAAAAAACTTGGATGGAAGTAAATAAACTGCTTGACGAAAATATGTAATATGACAATAGACTACACAATAGGCGATGACATAGTAGCAATAAAAAGCCACAGCCAAAACACTTACAAAGAAGGCGACGTATTCACCTGCATAGGACTCAAACAATCACCCTGCAAATGCAAAATGTTCACAGTAGACATAAACATAAGGTCAGCATACAAAGAAATGCTGTGCCTACATTGTAACTACACATTCAAATCTAACAATAACTGGTGGTTCAACGCTAACCTATTTCGTAAACTCGACAACCTCGTTCAAATAAACGAAATAAACGAGATACTTAAACAGCCAGCTAAAGTGTAAAACTGCCTTATTAAGAATTATTCTAAATAATTTGCATATATCGATATAATTATTTATCCTTGTGCAAACAAATTTATAAATACAATATTATGCAATCAAATGTAGTAATGAAATCGCCAGACCGCAACTTATTTGGAATAACAATAAGGCAAAACACTAAGGAGCAGTTCTTATCTGTTTCTGATTTGCAAAAGGCATACGAAACAGCAAGATGGCAACATGGGTGGAGCGACAGAAAAGTAGCCGACATTCTAAATACTGAAATGACAAGAGAAAGGGTGTTTTCCTTACTGCAAGAGAAGAATCTCATAAAAGCCGACCGATTGGGTTTTATGGAAATGGTTAATAAAGAGGGGCTTACAAAAGTACTAAAGGGATTAGGGCTTTATAAGACAACAGGCAGAGGAATAAACAAAACAGTAATGGCAGACCCTTACATTTGGGTATTGCTTGCTATGGAGTTAAATCCTTTACTGTGGGCTAAAACAATTATATTCATAACTGATACCTTAATATTTGACCGCATAGAAGCAGGAACAGAATATATGCCAATGAACACAGCTATAAAGTCATTGATAAATAATCCAGATTACGCTAAATACGCTAAAGCAATAAACGAAAGAGTATTCGGAAGGCATATAACAGGGGCAAGGCAATTAGCATCATCAGAACAGCTTAAAAAGATAGCATCAATTGAAAGGTTTGTTATTAACGCAATAGAAATGAAACTAATTAAAACAGATAACGACCTATTGAACGTAATCAAGAATTATAAATAAATCAGTATATTTGTAGCCAAGAAGAAAATAAAAACATGATAACATTAATAAGAAACATAACAAAGGAAGTAAAGACGCAAAGAATAACTGTGCGTGTAGGAAAGGCTAATACAAAGGTAGTATGTTAGTCACGACTATAAGAGAGGAGTATAACCGCCCCACATCAGCAAACAGCATCCCCAATCAAAATGACCCCCCAAACATCAAACAGAATTTGAAAACTGAAATCGATTTGCCCTTCATCCTTTCTCCCTTGCCTATTGTATTGGTTTTAGCTCGTTGTTGCTGCCTATCTTATAACCATCTGTTCCATTGGTAATAAAATCAGCTAAACATTGCGCTCCTTTGTCCTTTGCCTCAGCAAATTAACATAGCTTTAATCAATTAACCTAAAAAATTATACCTTTTCAAATATGTTCGTCGAAGGATTAATAAAGATTTTAAGAAAAAAAGCGGGGTTTTATAAAATTAATCTACACTTTTTGCCCTTTCGTCATTATCCGACATTAAACGTTTACAAACGGATAAAATTAATACATTTGCACCTTAAAAGGAGCTATAATAGCCTACTAACCGTTTTTAAACGTTTGTAAACGGATAATTGAATGCAAACTTACAGAAATTACTCCTATTCATTTCAAAAGGCTTTATTTTACCCTATTAAAGTAACTTTATTTGAACGTTCTATAAGTTTACCTATGTTGGTAAAGGAATTAAACAAAAAGCCCTTAGGAATCAATTATACATTAAGTAGTTTAGATAATTGCTTCAAGGGACAAAATAACGCTTCTATATCTTTACACTATTATTCTAACATATATAACATCCTTTCTTTACCTCTCCCGACCCCTCAATATTTATATGATAGCTTTCTACGTTGGGAGGAGATTAAACGTTTTAAATTAGACAGGAGGAACGCTAACAGAATCAAAAAAGGTTTGTTGCCTGTTACCAGTATAAGCACCCGTATTAAATAGCCGTTTTTTTCGCTTTATACCTTTGCCTTATCTACCTTTTAACCCTTGATTAAATTTTAATCATTAGTGTTGATTATTTTATTGTCAATCTCTCAAAACCTCTGGTATCAAGGCTTTCAGCTACATTTTAATAATGTGGCTTTTTTTGTGTCTTTATTTCTTTGCTTACTTTCTTTTTTAACAGTTTTTTAACACAAATTTTATTGCTTTTTTATATTAATTATAAAAATTATTGTGCTGATTTATAGCACTTTACAACTTATTTTAAAAATAAATTTGGTTTGTGTTGTTTATGCTTATATCATTGCATCAACAAATCAAAACAACTACTAACTTTTAAACTTTATAGCATGGAAAATTTAAATAATATCAAATCTACAATAACTTACAAAGGTGTTTGTAATGAAGCCCGCCAAACGTCATACGGCATGCAAACAACTACTTATGTAATTTATAGAAATAATTCCTTAATAACATCTTTAATTAAAGAAAAGGGAACTATTTTAACTTCCTTTTACTTAGGCAATGAAATTACAAATTAATTAATAAATAAAAACAAATAATATAAACTTTTTAAAACTTAACAAAATGAAACTAATTAACGACAATTTAAATTTACAAAATTTTGATGCTTGGAGCGGAGCTGTAGACACAAAAGAAACTATTTTAAAACATAACAAGGAAAGAGATTTTGAATACTTAATTGAAGAACTTTATCCTGATGGTTTAACCGATACACAATTAAATGATATACTTTGGTTTGATAGTGAATGGATTTTTGAGAATATAGGAATTGACGAAGAAGAAGAAGAGAACGAAGAAGAAGAGTAAATTTTTTAAAATTCAAATAACTTAAATAAATAATAACAAGGGAGTAAATATTCGCTCCCTTGTAAACTAACTAAACTTTAAAAAAATGAAAACAACTATTGATAACACACAAAGACAATTTTTAATAATCAATCAAGGCTTTGGCAGTACTAAAAATATTTTCTGCAATCTTCAGAATATACCTTTTATTTTAGCTGAGTACTTTGAGCCAAATGAAGAGTATAAAATTTATGAGTATTGGAACAGAAAGCTAAAACAAGTAAGTAAAAAGTTTTTAAAAGAACTTTACAAGGCTAACCAGATTAACCCGCTTAACATTATACAAACTATTGACATTAACGCTTATGAATGGTTTGATAAGGTTAACGGAAATAGTTATTTTTCGGCTTCGGTTTGTCTTAACTATGGTTTAAATACCTCTAAAACAATTATTTTGCCTTTTCAATATGGTTATGGGGATTTTTATAAACAATCAACTTTTGAAGCACTTATTGAAGCCAATTTAATACACGATGTTAAAAAGTACGAGAGCGGAGGTAATGAAGGAATTTATAATTTTTGCCAACGTAACAAAATAACACTAAGAACAAGCAAAAAAGAAAATTGTAAAAAAGCAGAGTTAAAAAATATTTAAACTAACAATACAAGGGGCGCAGCATCCTAAAAACTGCAAATTACAAACTAACTAAAACTAAAACAAAATGAAAAACTACACTTTAAAAACTTGCGAAGAATTAATTTATAAATACGTCAATAATTTAGGCGGAGAATGTCTGGAAATAGAAGAAGGCTGTTTGGGGTTAGGCACTATTTTATTACATAGCGCAGAAGGAAAAAAAGCTATATTAATAAAGGAATTTTTTATAAACGAATGGACAAGTGGACACACAATAAGAACATACAACAATTTACCAAAAAAATACAATAAACTAATTGACTAATGAAACTACTAATTTTATTTTTAACATTAACATTGTTTGCCTGCGAAACACCTAAAAAATGCAGTGCATACCCTAAGACACCATTAAAAAATTATTATTCACCTTCACATAACTAAACTATGAAAACAACATTAAAAAATGCCATCAAATTGGCGCAAGAAATTCAAAAAAAGTATAATGAATTAAACAATGATAACGAAGGTTTTTTTGACTTGTATCACGATGATTTATTAATACAAAGTGATTGTGCTTGGCTGGAAGTAGAAGAATTGGAAGAAGACCTTAAAAACAAGCAAAAAGAATATGCAGAAATCTCGATGCAAAACTTGAGAGATACATTAGCCTATGTCACGTTTATAATTGACATACAAAACCAGTTAAACAACTGCCCAAAATCAATTTACGGATAAATACAAACCAACTAAAAAACAAAACTATGAATACTACAACAAATTTAACAAGCTATTTATTACAATCTGTTACCTGCAGAATTGAAAAGGATGACTATAATAAAGGATGTTCTAATGAGACATTTCACGATTTTATGATAGGTATAAATACAATTTTTCATTCTAAGGAAGAATTGATTCAAAGAATGAATGAAGATTTGTTTGGAGCAGAATACAAAGAATCTGATTTTGATTTTGAGCAGTTATTTGATGGGCATAATGTACAGACAGATGTACTTGTAACATTCAAACCAAACGTAGATTGGCAAGAATTCTATTATCGTACAGATGCTGAATTAAAAAAATGGAAAAAGGGAAATATGGATATGTATAACGCAAGATTTTACTTTAGTGTATTGCCAATCCAAGTACTAACCAATAATAACTAAAACTATGAACACACTAAATCAACTACAAAAAAATGTTTCTTTTTTATTTTCAAGTTACGGACACAACAAAGTAACTATAATTTTTAGAGGGAAAGAGTACAAATGTATCTCAACAAATACACAGGCAACCGACCGAATTAAAGACGATAACGAAGGACTTGACAGAAATAGTTACTACACCACTAAAAAAGAAGCCTATTTAAGCCTATATAATGAAGTTAAGAGGGCAAACAATCTAAAATAAATAAAGATGAAACACACAATACAAACCAACCTAACAAAAGGAGTAAAGATGAGCGAAATATTGCCTTTTTTAAAGATAATAGCGCAGCAGCAAAAATTGGACTTAACAAGGTTAACCCAGTTTAACAAAGCTAAAAGATTTTTATTAATATCTATAAACCAAAACTAACATGGACACACTAACAGAAATTATTGAAAAGCTAAACGAATTAGCTATTGACACGCAACACGATTTAAAGCAAGATTGGAACGAAGAAAAAGAGTTAACCGCTATTCACTTGCAAATGTTATTAATTGCAAAAGCTAATTTAGAAATGATTAAACAAACAACTAAAACAAAATAACAATGAAAACAAAATCAGGACACGAAGCACAAATCCAACATTGCTATAATGAATATATAAAAGAAAATTGCAAACAATATAAAGGTTATGAATATGCAATAAGCTGGAATAGTCATATTTTATATATTTATGAAGATGGCGAAGTTATAAAAAGCGCAGAATTGACCACGCCTAAATGGACTTTTGATAACTGGGCACAATATTACATACAAGGACTAATAAACAAATCAAACAAAACAAACTAACAATGAAAACACAAAAACAAATTTTAAGAGAAAAGGCGCACACATACGGACTTAAAGCCTTAACAGATGCAGAAATATTAAACATATTGAATTATAAAGGAGCTGAGGAAGAATTTTATAGTAGTCAGTTTTTTAAAGCAGCAAAGGAAATATTGAGAAGGCAAGAAGTTAAAGAAGTGATAAAGATTAAAAGCAGCGGAGATGCCTATAATATTTTAAGCCATTTGGAAGGACTAAACCACGAGCAGTTTTGGTGCGTATACCTGAAAAGGAATAACCAAGTAATAAAGGATGAATTTATAAGTAAGGGAGGAATAACAGCGACAATAGTAGACACAAAAATAATATTAAAAACAGCTATTAATTTAGATGCGAGCGCAATAGTTTTATGCCACAACCACCCAAGCGGAGAGGCAAGACCAAGCAGCGCAGATATAGAGATAACAAACAAGGTTAAAGATGCAGCAAAATTGATGGATATACAAGTGGTTGACCATATAATTATAGGCAACGGGCAAAACCTTGTAAAATACTATTCATTTTGCGATGAAGGAATGATTTAAATAACAACTAATAAACTAAAACTAAACTAACAAGAAGATGGAAGCAAAACCAATTAAATCAAACGAAATATTAAGAATTGTTTTAAACGATGATAAAATGAGAGAAATGTTTGGGGAGGAATCGAGCAAAAGAAGGTTGACTTTCGGCTCTCAATTTAACGGAGGCTCAAAGTTAGCAGGAAAGAAAATAGGAGTGCAAAGATTTCACAACGAACAATTAGCAATCGCAAGAAGTGTATATTATCAATTTAATGATTAATTAACAACTAACAAACTAAAACTAAACACAATGAACACAACACACACACAAGGAAATTGGCACACAAACGATGGGCAAATTTACACCGAAGAAACAGGCAAAACACTTGCTTTAATACCTTACTTTGATAAGGATAACGAAGAAATGGAAGCAAATAGTAAATTGATAGCAGCAGCGCCAAATTTATTGAAAGCCTTGCAAAACTTATTGGAGGACGTGCAGTATAGTATTAAAGATATACCATTGGGAGCAATAGGGCAAAGACAAATAAACGCAGCAAAAGAAGCTATAAACAAAGCAATACTATAAAACAATGCAAATACAACAAACAATTAACCCAGAAACCGTTTCAATTTACAACAATGGCGAGTACATTGGAGATATAACAAATAGAAATACTTTCTTTGAAGCTATACATAAGAACGGAATGAAAGCAGTTTTTAGCACGTTTGATGCCGCTAAAAAACTATTTGAAGAAGTAGTAAAGCCAAGTACAATAAAACAAAACAATCAAATCAATTTATTTTAATAAATAACAATATGAAACTAACTAAACAAGAAACACAAAAATTAGCTGATATTTTAAGTAATTTAAAAACAGCGCAGAAGTACATTTCAAAGGAAGAAATAAGAATAATTAATACAAGCTATAAAACAGGCTTTAAAGAAGATATTTATACCAATGGAACTGGAGTACAAGTAGGAGTAAATATAGATAAGGAAATAGGCAGCGACATTGTATATTTAAGAAATGCAATACAAAAGTTAGAGTATTTTCTTTATCCCCCACAAATAGAAACTGAAAGCTGCGGAGGAATTGAAGCCACAATGTACGAAATATGCAAGCCAAACGGAATAACAATAGGAAACGCAAACACAAAATATATAAAATCATTTTAATAATTCTAAAACTAAACTAACTATGAACACAAAAAAATTAATCACCTTATCAACATTTGTATTTTTATTAATCTTTGCACTCCCTTTATTAGTGGGCAAGATACAACTAAACAACACGCTAATTGTTTGCCAAAACTTAACGGAGAGAACTGATGCAGATATTGAAAGTGTATTGCTGACATTTGGATTTGAAAACAACTGGAATCAAGAGCCTACAATCGTAAATATTTGGGAAGTGGGAGCAAACACAATAGCACAAACATTTTAATAAACAAATAACAACAAAACACAATGGAAACAAATTTCAAAAACAAGGTAAAGCAAAGCGCATTTATAAATTGGTATTTCTCCGATGAATATGATGTTAAATCTATTGCAAAAATGGTGGTAGAAAAATTAAAGGATGATGGCGCAATAACCCTTTCAGTCAGTCAACTATTCAACGAGGCTGGATACATACCTCAGCACATATGTGAGGTAGATGGAGCTGAAAAGGATTTTTTAAGCGAAGATGAATACCAACCAAGCGAAGTAGAACTGATTGATGACATTACTAAAAACTAAACTATGAAAAACGCAAACGAAAACTATAAACATTTTATTGGAGGAGGAGACCAACACAGGTTAAACTTTGGACACACTATGACTGAGGGAGTATATCAACTATGCACCGACTACCAATGTTTTTGGCTTATTGAGGTTATATTGAGCCATCAACACACTAAAGAAGTAAAAGCAGAGCCATTTCAGGTATGGAAATTACAAAGAGTAAAGGACAATGAATTTAAAGTTACCGCAGAAGATGGCAACGATAACATAATAGCAGAGCAATACATTGAATTTAGCGACTTTAAAGATGATGAAGTTACAATATGGAATGTAGATAGAACAATTTTATTACCTAATGAATATTAAACTATGAAAAAACTATTAACAATGTTAACCCAGTTTAATACACCTCAACAAGAGGTGGAAGCCAAACCGAAAGAACACTATTTGCAACATCGAATGAAGCGACTACAAAAGTTAGCGCAGCTATCACGAGAAGACAAGAACGCCTGCAAAGTAATACAAGCGCATAGGCTAATCAACGAACTGCAAAAACACTTATGTAACCAAACAAAAATTAACCTACCTTATATCAACTAAAATGAAGAAGCAGACATACGAAGAACAACTAATCGAATGCAGAATGTTACTGCAAAAGTACAAGTTAAGACGAGCCGAAGTAATGAAATGGTCAAACATAAGGAGAGAAGTAAAGGACATTGAGAAGACCATTGCAGACCAAGAAATTAAAGAGAGACAACTAATAAACCTAACAACCTAAAACTATGAACAAGCAATCAAAACACCTATCGGAATTTAACCCCAACCAAATACTACAAATCGTTAGCTGGGGCGCAGACAAGTTAAAGCTACCATCAAGCCTATTGGAAGATAGGAACACCAAGATAAAGTTGGAGGAGGTAAACGGCAAGGAATACATTGTCGGAGTAGATTTAAACGGAATGACAATAGAGCCATGACGAAGTTAGATTGGTGGAAGTTTCATCGAGGAATCGTGGACACACCTAAAATAAAACCGAAAAACTACTCCCTTGTTTATCGCAATGGAGTAGTAGTAATAGCAGATGTAAGCTATCCGCTATGTGTCACAATGAAGAAGCAACACCCAAACGCAGAAATTAAACCAAACTATAGATGAGACCAACACCCGAAGCAGAACTAAAGAAGTACTCCAAAATATTGGAGTACTTTATTCAAAACCCCGACAAGAAACAAACCACCATCAAGAAGTTGGAGGTCAAGGTAAACTACCTAAAGGCACAAGTACGCAACAAGAAAGCCTACACGAAAGCGAAGAGGGCAGAGAACTACAAACTAAAAAAGGAGGCAAACAAATGAGAAAAGAAAGAGTAAAGGGAATGGGACAAAAGGAACTTGTAAACGTAAGGCTTGTAAACATTATATTTAGGGCAGTAATGAACTACTATGATGTTACCGAAGAACTTATATGTAGCAATTCAAGAAGGAAGGAACACACCGAGCCGAGACACATTATATGCGCTCTTATATACTCCTTCACGCACAACAACCAAACTGTTATTGGGCAGAGGATAGGAGGCAAAGACCACGCAACAATAAACCACTCAATGAAAAATGTAGTGAACTGGTATGAATCAGACAAAGGATTTAGGGATATGGTCAACAAGATTATGTCCTACATAAACTTTGAATGTAAGCACACCTTTACCTTTCAGCAAGTGTTAGACGTGAAGCAGGGTATAAGAGGACTAAAGTATGAGAGGGACACACTTGTTGAGTCATTCAACACAAAGGTGTCAGACCTAATGTATACGGAGGATACACTCGCCATTTTAGACATCGTAAAGCAACTGAAAATTATTAATGGTGAGATATGGTCAAGGGAAGTACAAAAAGAATTTAAACAACAACTAAAACAAGAAGCAGATGCTGAACAAACGCAATCCAATTAAGAACCAATGGCTGCTGGACATATTCATTATGGCAGTAGTATCTATATTAACTTACATAGTACTAACAAGCAAATAACTAAACCAATGGAATTTACAAAACAAATTATCAAGTTTACATCTTACACTAACAAGGAGGGGTGGACTATTGATGTAACTAAAGACAACAAGGTGGGAATCTACAATCCCAAGAACGAACTTGTACTATTCAAGCAACTTACATTCAACGAGCAGAAGGAAGTGATGCCATTGATTAGGTTTATTGAGGCAGACACTAAACGCAACTTTAAACTAATTGAGGACTAATTTAAAATCATTCTAAATTAACATAAGCATTAGTAAATCAAATACCTATGGCTTATATTTGTGTATTATTAATTATTTATAAACTTTAATCTATTAAACAATGGGATTCGGAGAACAAAAAACAAGCGGAAGCACTACTTATGTAAACATAGTAGGCGGAAAATTATCAATCAGAGCCAAGGAAGGCGATGAGGGTGCAGTAAGCAGAACAAACAAGAACGATGTGGTGGTTTGGGAGAAGCATTACCCCAACCTAACTGGTGCGTTGATTAATGTTGAGTGCAAGATGAATGAGAAGTTGAAGGCTAACGAGTACATCGTTACTATTGACGATGTGGGAACTACATACAAGCTATCTATTCCTTGTGATTCAAACTACGGAGATAGCTTCATAGTGAGGCTGCCTAACTTAAAGCTAAACCAATTATACACGTTCACTCCATTCGACTTTGAGGACAAGGTAAAGAAGAACAAGAAGGGAGAGCCAATGAAGATTATCGGTGTGTCTATCAAGCAAGGGGAGGACAAGATTCAACCTTTCTATACAAGAGAAGAGCCGAAGGACAGACCTGTAGGCGAGGAGAATATGGATTCCGATGACTATAAGGTTTATCAAATCAAACTCCGTAAGTTTTATAGAGGGTTGGTGGAAAAGTTTGCCGATGCAAATGACAAGAACTTTGCAGGGTATGAGCAGAAGGCAGCACCAAAGAAGCAGAGCAGCAAGAAGGCTCAAGAAGATGATTCAAGTTTACCCTTTTAATTACTAACAACTAATAACTAACAATATGAAAATAGAAACAAAGTACTCCGTAAACGATATGATTTGGTTTTACCTAAACGGAAAGGTAGTAGAAGCACCAATCTACAAGGTTGACATAGGTGTATACGAAAGCTATACAACCATACAATATATGGTCAATGTTGGCATAATCGGTAATATAAAGTTTGAATCAGTTAAGGAAGAACTTTCCTTTGAAAATAAACAAGAACTTATAAAGTCGCTATGATACTGACATTGGAAACATTGTACAATGGAGTAGGATTCATCAAGGAAATAGAAAACCTTGATGAAATCCTTAACTCCGAGCCAAAGAAAGAATGGCTGAAAACACACGAACAAATAAGCAAGTACAAGTATTTGCCAGTACAAAAGGTTGAATTTCTTCTGCATAGATTGTTTAAAGGAGTTCACTTTGAAATAAGGCACTTAATTAAAGACAACGATTGTTCTGTTTCTGTAAGAGTTCACTATGAGGATAGAGAAGGTAAGTTGATGTTCCAAGATGGAATAGCATCTTGTCAGATAAACAAACTACAACCAGCGGAAATGGCATTACCAAAAGCTAAGTCAATAGCTATTATAAATGCTGCAAGGTCAATGGGTAGAATATTTGGCAGAGATTTAAACAGAAGCGATGAATCGTTATCTATTGTGACAACTCCGATAAGTGATGAGTCTATATTTGAGAAGCACACATTGGGACTACTGCAATGCGACACCCTGCTTGACATAAAAAACTACTTTGCTTTCAACAAGGTAGGACTAAGCAAGCAAGACGAAGAGAAGTTGAGGTCATTATGCACAAAAAGAACAATAGAAATCAATGGATAACGCAGAAGAAAGAGTTGGCTGCTTTTCAGCAAGCAACATATCCCGACTATTGGCAGGTGGCGGTGGTGCTACAAGAAAGAGTTACATCCTTGAGGTAGCAACCGAGGTTGTCATAGGCAAGAGACCTCAACTTGACACCGCAGCAATGAAGCACGGCATAGCCAACCAAATGAATGCGTATGAGTTTGTTCTTAAACCTCTCTACAAGGGAGTGCAATGGGTAGACACCTATATTCCCATCAACAAGAATTGTGGTTCAAGTCCAGACTGCGTGTGGTTAGGAAACTATCCTATAGACATCAAGTGTCCATTTGAGATTGACACCTACCTTGAGCAAATTGAGAAGGTAAAGCCAAGTTACTTTACCCAAATACAAATGCAAATCCTTTCAGTAAAGGGAGAGGAGGGCGCACTATGTACATACCTAACAAAGAAGGAGGAATGGGGAAGCGACACTTGGTCAGAGTATCCCTTACCATTGGAGGACAGGTTCAGAGTAGAGCCTATCAAGAAGGATGAGGAAACTTGCGATAGGATTCTATTGGCGGTAGAGAAGGCAGCACCCGAAAGAGATTTGTATATTGAACTACTTAACAATGCTACTATGATGGATGAGATTGAGTACTTTTACCATCAGATGAAGCACAACAAGTGCAGAGATATAAAGTCTTGCTCAAACCTTGAGAAGGCAAACATCATCAGAGTGAACGATAGATTTTATTACAAAGTAAACTAACATAGACCCCACCCAACAAATAGCTACAATGCGCTACATCTGCGACACGTTAGCATCATTGGGTTGGGGTTTTTTAAAACTAACTAACAATGAAAAAAGCTAAATTATACGCCCGTGTGTCAACAGACAAGCAAGAAAGCAGCGTTGACCAACAAATAAAAGAACTGCAAGACTTCTGGGCAAGGTTAAATCTTGATGGCTATGAAGTAGAATATCTTATTGATGAAAATGTTTCGGGAGGAACTGAGTTATTTGATAGACCACAAGGCTCAAAATTAAAGGACTTAGAAGCCGATAGCATCGTTATTGCATATAAGAAGGAGCGTTTGTTCCGCAATACAATAAACGCACTACAAATCGTTTATAAATGGCTTGACGATGGGGTAACTGTTTACTTTATTGAAAATGGATTAGAGCCTCTAAATTTAAGCAATCCAAACTCAAAGTTTATATTTACAATACTTTGTGCTAAAGATGAACTTGAAAAGGACACAATCGCTTTAAGGACTAAACTTAATATGAAGTTCCGCAAAGAAAATGGGCGGACATACTCAGCAGAAGTGTTCGGATATGACAACGTAGGTGAGAGGGGAAGCAATGGAAAGATTATTGATGGTAGGTTAGTCGCCAACGAAGACGAGCAGCAGGTAATAAAACAAATTTTAGAATGGCACAATATTAACATATCCCTTAATGGTATTGCAAGGAATCTAAACGAAAGGAATACTCCCAGCAAGAAGGGTAAGAAGTGGTCAGCAAAGACCGTAAGGGATACCATCAAGAACACTATCAATTTAGAGAGAGTATAAATAAAAAAGATATTGTTGATAATTACATTATTATTATATTAATTTGCATAACTAATTTAAACACTATAAAAACAAAAAAAACAATGACAATATTTGAATTTACACTATACACTTTAATGCTTAGTTATAATCCTTGTGATGTATTTAAACATTTTAATGTAACTGAAATGCACGGTCTTAATTTAGCTGATTGTGAAAAGTACAATAACACTAATGAAGATGCTTATATAGCAGGTTTGTCTAATGTATCTCCTATTGATGGTAAACCATTTGTGTTTATAAACTTAAGTAGGTGTACTGATGATATAGCAACAACTGGACTAACATTTCATGAAATGATGCACCTATCTCTTGATTTACATAATAATGATTTATCTAAAGAAGAGGAAATAATTACATGGGCAGAGCTTGAATCTTATAAAGTACTTAAACTAATTAAAAAACAATAACACTATGAAAACAAAAGCATCATTAATCCTTTGGGCAGTTGCAGCCTTATTTATGTCCTTTTGGGCTGTATCATTTGCAATGACTGGTGTCAATTTCGGTAATTCCGAATTTATTACCTTTACACTTTCGTTTTGCGCATCACTTGTTAGTGCGGTATGTGGAGCAGGTTTTATGCAGCAATGGATGAAAAGATGAGGTTACTTTGGAATCCAACCAACTTAACCTGCGAGTTTATAGTTCCTAACATTGATAAGTCCGATGGGGTGCAAAAAGTCATAGGCTTCTCAAGAGGTTGGCATCATTGGAATAGCATTAGGTTAGGTATTCGCAAAGAAAATGACTATTGCGTGTTGTACTTTTATGCTTACATCAAAGGTGAGCGCACTATTCAACGGATAGGGAGGTATGAAATCGGTGACCTTGTCAAGTGTGAATTAAATTGGGGCAGTTATATTGAATGCAAAGCTAACGATGGTTACGCTTTTAGAGTTGCACCAAGACACTCTTTGCCTATTGGCTATCAGTTATATTCTTACGCTGAAAAAGATGGTGTAGAGGGTGTGAAAATAGATATTGATATTGAGATAAATAATTTAGAAATAATATGAAAGAAGTAAAATGGTGGAAATTATTAATTGTATTTTTTTCCGCAATAGTTTTAGAAGCAAATAGTATTGCAGGCTTTAGATTTTTAATGGATAAGCACTGGATGGGTATGGTTATGATGGCAGCAATTAATCCCTTTTTATGCTTGCCGATGAACCATTACACTATTGAAGTTAAGACATTCAAAGGAAGGTCAATTATTGCTTTAGCATTTAGTACAGGATTTGTAGTAGGAATATTAACAATAAGACCTTTTTTTATATGAAACAAACAGCAGTTGAATGGTTAGTTGAGCAACTTGCTCCATCTGTATCTTTACAACAAAAGTACATTGATGAATTACTTGAACAAGCCAAAGCAATGGAAAAAGAGCAGTTAATAGATGCTTTTGATGAAGGAAATCCAAATGGGTTTATCATTAAAGATGGTGAACAATACTACAACGAAACATTTAAACAAGATTAATATGAAAAAAGAAACACTCGAAGAAAGAGCAGCTAGATATGATAATATAAAATTGCCAATACCTTATGGTTATGTTGGTGCGGCAAATGATTTTATTAATGGTGCTAAATGGCAACAAGAACAAATACTACAATTTCTTTATTCAGAAATAACTGAACGTAGACCTTACTCATCATCTAAAATGTGTGAAGAAGTAATTAAATTTATTGAACAATTTAAAAAATAATAATATGACACCAAAAGAAAAATCAGAAGAATTAGTATTAAAATTTTTAAGAATAGAAAATAATACTCCAGAATGGTTTAATACGCATATTGCCAAACAATGTGCATTAATTGCAGTTCAAGAAATAATTAACGCAAATCCGCATAGCAATCCATTAACAACTGAAGTTTATTCAACTATGTTATTTTGGCAAGAAGTTAAAACCGAAATAAACAAACTATGAAACAATTAACAGCAGTTGAATATTTGATTAGTGAATTGATGAAATCAAAACATTATCAGCAAATGATTAACGAAGTACATCAAAATAGTACAGTAGCAATAGATGTTATTGAACAAGCCAAAGCAATGGAAAAGGAGCAGATGGATAAAGCATTTGATAGTGGTAGAAATGAGGAAATAAATAAAGGAAGTAAAATATGTTATAAAGTATATGGACTTTATGTTGATGGGCAAGAATTAATTAGGTATATTGGATTTACTAAAAACAAAATACAAACAAGGCTTAATGAACATACTTCTGAAAGCAAATACTTAAAAACAAAAAAAGATAGATGGATTCAAAAGTATTTAAGAAATGAAAAGCAAATATGTGCAATAGAACTGGATTCTACATTTGATTTTGAAGAAGTAAAGAAAAAAGAAATTAATTTAATTGCTATGTATAAATCTTGCGGTGCTAATTTAATGAATGGCACTAATGGAGGTGATGGCTCTATTAATTTTAGACATACGGAAGAAAACAAAATAACTAATGGAATTAGAAAATCAAAAAAGGTTTATTGTTTTGATTTTAAAACAAAAGAATTAATTGCAGAGTATCCTTCAATAACAAAAATGATAAAAGAATTAAAATTAAGCAAAACATTGGTGGCAAAAGTTTTAAATGGTTCAAGTAATTTCCATAAAGATTTTACTTTTTCAAAAGATGGCATTTGCCCTACTCCTTTTACTCCAAAGCATACTGCTTGGAACAAAGGAATATCAACAAAAGGAACTCAAAGATTTAGATTTACTGAAACTAAATTAGAAAAAGATGGAGAAATTCTTACATTTGAATCTGTAAGTGATGCTTCAAAATTTTTAGGGAAAAATCATACTTTTGTGATTAAAAAAAGAAAATTAAATCAACCAATAAACGGATATAAAATAATATGAAATCAGCAATAATAACCCGAATACCACAAGACAAACAAACGCTGGGCAAGTGGATTAGTTACGAAAATGGCAATGTAATATTTGCTTGTGACACTATCGAACTACCTTATAAGAACAATGCGCCTCAAATCAGTTGCATACCAAAGGGTGTTTATGATGTTGTATATCGTGAATCAAAGAAGTACCCAAGACACTACCACATTTTAGATGTCCCAAATCGTGACTTTATTTTAGTGCATCAGGCGAACTTTGTAGGCAGTCCTAACCCAAAGACACGCAAACCAGATTTGCTTGGCTGTATTGGTGTAGGAAATGGCTATGGTGACATCAATGGAGATGGGATAGTTGAACTGCTAAGGTCAACACCGACATTAAAACGATTGCTGGAGGTTATGGGCAAAGAATCTTTTACACTTACCATAATATGACACGAAACACACGCTACACGAATGGCAAGGAGGTAATTACTTTCAGCAAGATTGATTTTATAGTTATCGGAGGTCGCAAGATTGACCATGTTTATTTTAGAAGAAAGGACAAACACGATTTGATAATGCCTTTGGTCGAATGGAATTTAAAAGGTAAATTTGAGTGGGAAATAATTAATTAACGTTCCGATTATTTGCGTTCGGTGGGGCGTTACACCGCCAAAGATTGTTTAACAAACTAAAGTTCAAAATATGCACACAGATTCAAAAAATCATGAAACCCCCACTGACGCAAATAATGTGTTAGTGGCTGGCATTTGTCGGCACTTTAAACATCAAGTTGCGGAGAGGGAATTTTATGTGAACCAAAAAAAGCCATATAGCGGAACAAGAATTATATGTTTAAAATGCGGTAAAAACAAGTTTATAAAAGATGCTGAGTATGGTGTCTATGCTTGCCGCTAACTACCTTATATGCGCTACATTTACACGCTTATACAACAACACAAACAAATATGAAACTAAAACAAAAATACCACGCACCCGACAACCGCCAGTTAAAGAAGATTGCAGATTACTTAATCTACGTTTTGCTGCCATTCATTCAAACCAGTTTAGCACTCGCAGAAAGTCAAGGATTAATCACTCTAAAGCAAGCGTTTTGGGGCGGATTGGCAGCTACATTTTTACTGATTAATACTAAATTCTTAACTAAATTCACAACCGAAACACCTACTGCCAATGCGGTTATTGATGGTGATGGGTGCTAAAAATAACAATATGAACATAAAAACAACCGCAATAGGAATAGCAATAATTATAACTTTGCTCCTCGTTAAATTCTGCAATAAACCTCAACCTTTGCCACATAACATTGACTATAAGGAGCAATTAGAAATGGCTGTCAAACAACACGGACACGAAGCCTCAATATTGATGAATGAACTCACCGAAATCAATAAGAAGTTAGCAGAAGCCAATAACAAGTATAATGCCTCTAATAGCTATGCAAATAAGTTAGCGGCATCTAACATTGAATTGATTAAGAAACTGCGCCAAAACGCACCAAAAGATTGCCAACCATACATTGATTCAGTTGATGTTTACCATATTGAAATCGAAACGGCAAAGGATAGTGTTTATGCCGATTTATTAAGTGCGAAAATGTTATCGGATTCCGCATCAGTTACTAAAGATTCAGTTATTATTGATTTGAACTTGCAGGTTGTAGGATTAAAAGCATTGCACGTTATGGATAAAGCGGATTTGAAACAAGCACAAAAAGAAGCGAAAAAGCAGAAACGAGGTAAGGTAGCCGCCTATGTTATCGGTGGCGCATTATTTGTTTGGTGGGCAGTTGTTGGATTGAAATAAATTATTACATTTGCAAAGTTGTGTAGGAGCAACGATAAGAAATTTTAACAAAAGCCTTGACTGGTGCGACCTCCTACTCGCATTGGTTGAGGTTTTTTAATTTAAAAGAAATATGAATGTAGTATC